AACAACCATATCTCTACCAGAAGCCTTGGCGTATTCAGCTGCGAGAACCATAGTTCTTTCGAGTACGGGCTGAATAATGTTAATAGCAGAGTCCTGGACCTGCTCAATTAAGTTTGTCGGTTGCGTCTTTTTCTTGTTGATTCATTATAAATTAAACAGTGTTTTAGCAATTCCGTTTTCTACACGGAGTATGTTATAACTTAGGCCTAAAACTCTAAGTTCTCTTTTAGCCAGTTGTCTGGTTCAATATTTAGAGTTTTAAATGCTGTTCTTTAATTAAACTAAAATTTCTCTGTCCGGTTGGATACCACCGCTCGGGTTCAAGTGCGAAACTATACGAATAGTATCTTCTAAATAATTGTGTTCTTGAATGATGTATACCACTTTGTACTGCGCGTAAGTTTATGACATTACCCGAAACTTTATCTAAAATAATTGAGTCGTCTAATTGTAGTTCGAGGTTTCGTAAATGTTCATAATTTACGTATTCACCGTTATACAATTGGTAATTTGAATCATAATCAAAATTGGTAACAAAATGACCACCTATAACTTTTCTAAGTCTTTGAATTACAAAAAAAAGTTCCTTTATGGGATTTTTAAATTCAAGTTTATGTTTAATATCAACCACAGAATCTATATTTAAATCCTGTGGTATTTCAGTCTTACTCTCTTGTATCTGAGTGATTATATAATCTATTTTTTTACTTAATAACATCTGTTTTTCTTCTTCATCTAGAGAAACCATTTCAGTTGTTAATTTTAAACTTTTTATAAGTCCTTTTGTTTGTACGAAATCACCTAAATAAAAAATTGAATTACTATTTGCAGGGTCAGTTGCGTCATACCCCCAAACACAATCTTTTAGATCTCTAAGTTTTATAACAATTTCTATTTCCTGACCTGTTATGGCACAAAGTGGTACAGCAAGTTCGGGATTATTATAAAAATAAAATGGTATATCAACAAAATATTTAGTATCAGAAGTTGCTAAACCTAGATACCCTGCAATTTGAACTGAAGATACCCGAGTACCTGAAAATTCTAAAGGTGGTTTACCAATAAGTTTCTCTAAATTATGTTGTTTTGTTTGTGTAACGTAATTATCAGAATATATAGCTAAGAAATCACTTGGTATATGCTGAATAACCTGACCACCTATCAGAATTTCTACATACTCAATCATGGCATGACCTATAGATTCTACGTATCCTATACCTTCAATATTGTTCACTAAATTCTGTTGTATACTAGATAATTCAACTTTCATACTCACTGTCTTAAGAAGATCACCTTGGTTTTGTGGTATAGTACATCGAATAGTGTTCCCAAATTCTACTTCACCTTCAACGTCTAAATCAACAAAGAATGGTGCAAAGTTCGTATGTTTTTGAAAATTCTTTATGAAATAGGTATATTCGGGGTCGTCTGTAAAAAAGGCGTCCTGTGGACCAGATGTTTCTAATTGAACACGACCAGCCATTACTAGTATAACTGACTAAAATTTTAAACCCCCGAGACCGCTGCTTATACGTAAAACGTTATAGTTTACAGCGTACACATAAACTTTATGTGCGAAACTCGCGTCTGGTGCATCGAGATCAATATCTATCAAATTATGCGCTATTCTACTCATGTTAACTTGACCTGTAGGGTAATACGTTTCTGGTTTCATAGAAAAACTATAGACACCAAATTTATTATCTGTTATCCCCGTATAGTATTTTAATGGTTGTTCGTAACTGAGCATTAAATTATCAGCGTCTATGATTACGTTATTGTTAAATTTCATAGTAACATGTTTTATTGGTTCGTATTTGTATACATCATCACTTACAGCCAAAAAGAACATTTCCTTAATAGGATTTTTAAAGTTAAGCATACCAGATTTTTTAGATTCACCCGGTTTAAATTTGAATTGAGACATTTGGAGTTGGGTTATAACGTATTCTATGGGACGCGTAAGTAGGAAATTCTTTTCATCATCTGTAATAAAAAAGAAATCTGTTATAAGTGAAACCTTTTTAATTGATGATGAAACTACTGAAGGTGGTTCAGATATCGTACCATCTATTCTCGTATGAGATACAGTGACATCTTCAAGTTTTTTAAACTTTATACGTACTTCTACCAGTTGTTTTGTTAATGCACATACGGGTATAGCTAAACTTGGGTTTCTAAAGAAATAAAAGGGTAAAAATAGACTATAATCCCAATCGTACGTTACGTCTATATAATTACCATGCCCCGTTAAGAAGTAGAGTGTTTGATCAATATCATCTTTATTACTGTGTATTTGATCATACATGTAAATATAATCACCCGTTATTCTCTCTATGGTCTGACCACCGATAACGAGATCAGCATGGTCTATTATTTGTGCACCTATAGATTCTCTGTACCGAAGATTTTTCACGTTTATCTGACCACCCATACCGTTGTGTACATCACAATAATAGTATAAAGTTGATGGTGCATTCCTCTGGTACGACGTATGTAACAGTAGATGTACTTGGATTCGTAACACCAGTTGTGTAATCGGAATAATTGGGTGAAGCCGTTGTAGAAAATCTAAACGGGTGTGATGGATGACTTGCATTGTTAAATGTATACGTCGCACCTTCGTATAAAGTCAATGTTGCCTGTTGAACACCATCTATAAAGTATTTATTTCCAGAACCAGTTGATTGAACCGTTACATTAAATGTTTTATCAGGTGTTGTTGGTTTAGGTAAAGTAAATTTAAGCATTGTACTTCGAATAAGATCCCCTTTATTTTTGGGTATACGACATTCTACCGATGCATCATAATCAACATCACCATCAAAAGGTGTTTCGATAGATTCAATTGAAAATTTAGTATGTCTCCTAAAATTCATCAGGAAATATGAAAACTCGGGTTCCCCAGTAAGCCATTGGTCCTGGATACCCGTGATAGCAAGGTTTAATCGACCAGCCATTCTTACTTTACGTGAGTAAAATTTTATGAAATAAAACGACACGATATTATAGATGAATCTTCAGTTGAGAAAATTCAAACCCGAAAAAATGGCAGACGATAAAGTTTGTGTTTTTATAGGTAAACGTAATACGGGTAAATCAACCTTGGTTACTGATATTCTGTACCATAAAAAACATTTACCAGCGGGTATCGTTTTATCAGCAACAGAAGAAGGTAATCATTATTATCAACAGTATATACCAGATTTATTCATATACGGTGATTACGATAGAGAAGCTATTGAACGTGTAATGGATAGACAAAAAAGATTAGTTGGTGCGGGTAAAAAAAATTGTGGAGCCTTTCTTCTTTTAGATGACTGTATGTATGATTCTAAGTTTATGAAAGATACGTGTATTCGTCAATGTTTTATGAATGGGAGACACTGGAAGATATTTTTCATGTTAACTATGCAGTACTGTATGGATCTACCACCCGCACTCAGGGCAAATATCGATTACGTATTTATTTTACGTGAAAATATAATTCAAAATAGGGAAAAATTATTTAAAAACTTTTTTGGTATTTTTCCATCTTTCGAGATGTTTAATAAAGTTATGGATTCATGCACAGAAAATTACGAATGTTTGGTTTTAGATAATACATCTAAAAGTAATAAAATAGAAGATTGTGTCTTTTGGTATAAAGCGACACTTCGTAAAAACTTCAGGGTTGGTGCACCAGAGTATTGGCAAACACATAAAAAGATGTTTAATCCAAAACATGGAAACATGAAAGTAGGAGATCCAAATTCAGTTAAAAAGAATACACCTTTTAAAGTTACTAAAAGAAAATGATGAGAACAATTGCTAAACGAATGTATACAACTTTAAATTTACATACCACTAAAAATATGACTGTGGTGTATCCAGCTTATAATGAATTTAAACCAGATGATAGTGACGATGGGTATAGAATATTAATTGATGTATGTCATCATACAAAAACTGTCTATATAGATAACGATATGTGTGATTACGATAAATTAAATGATTTACCCAGGATCATAAAAACATTTGGATGTTTATACCCAAACTACACTCTTCAGGACAATGATGCGTAATCATTTAAAATCAAAAAAATAAGTACATATAAATGGCGACAGACGTTAGAACGATGAATCTTTCAGATAATGGCGACGGTATGGTTTCCTTAAATAATAATCAAGGGACATCTTTTGTGCCGAATATCAGCCCTGAAAAAAATGTGAGTGAAAATAAACAGACAATGGACTCTACTTCAATTTCCGATATTATGGGTCAAGCCGAGGAACCACTCGAACCACCAATGATGGGCACCGACCCAAGAATGGCGCAAATGCACATGCAAGCTCCAATGATGATGGCACAACAACAACCAGTAGCACAACAAACGACTGAAAAAAAATCCGAATCTAAAAATCCATTCAACCTTACTGATGACCAGTTCCAAGCACTTATTGTAGCTGTATGTGCTGCGGCGGCAATTAGTAAGCCAGTTCAAGAAAAACTTGCAAACTTTGTCCCATCGTTTTTGAACGACCAGGGACACCGAAGTGCAATCGGCTTAGCGTCGACCGGTGCGGTCGCGGCGATTGCCTTTTACCTTGCGAGAAAGTATGCTTAAATGGCATTATAATGTTTATACATTCTCTTTCCGAAAATAAAATAGGAAACGAGAAATCCGAACAGTAAACCAACTGCGCGAAGTCCTAGAACAGTACCAGTACTCTTCGTAGTTTTACCATAATCTCTAAAATCCTTTTCAAACCTCTTATTTATATTAGAAACACCCGCAACCATACCCATGCCCAATAAGGTTGATATAACTAAAAATGGTGCATCTATAGCCAAACGGCCAATTAAATTACCACCACGTGGTAATATAGTGATGACTAATGGTGTAACGACCATGATTATAAACATATTTATCCATTTATCGTTTAAAAGTAGTGGAGCACTTGAAGATGCGAGTAAAGTGTTTAGTAACAAATACGCTTTCATTAAATCACCGAACGATTGCATTTTATTAATACTAAACATTATTTATCCTGGACGTGTTTACCACAAAATTCAGTTCTTTTTGGTATTTCCTGGTATATACCTAAAGAAACGCATATGGTTTTAAGTTTATTAAATTTTTTCCAGAATTCCTTACTATGTGAATATTCATCAACTGTACAATGTGCGAGTTCATGTAACAAAACGTGGAATATTTCATTAGATTCACCATCGATACATATACCTATACTTTTACCCTTATTAACATTATATCCTATATATCCATTTGTATATCGATGTGCGGTAAGTGGAATTTCCCTGTATAACATTTTGAATTCCTGATTATTCGTTTCCTTAAGATGTTCCCTGAGTGTCCTGTATTTTTCACGAACATCTGTTAATTCCCGTGGTTCCCTCGTGTTTACGTATAATAACACGTTTATGATAATCAGAAGTATGGCGAGTATCATCTTATCATAAACATACATAAAAATTGAACCTTAAAAAATAGTAGAAATGATACGCAAATTTATCGATTTTTTAACGAAACCCTGAACCACGACCTGTTCTGGGACGGTGGGCGGTAAAATCATGTAGTGAACTACTCACATCCATAAACTCTGTGTACCAAAACCGCGACCACTGTGGCGATGTAATATGTCACGAACCCAAAAAAGCGGAAGAATATATTAAAACTAATAAAAAGTAATTATTTCTTATACACAAACCTAAATTTACTATACAAATCCGAAACCGGGTTCCCTTTAAGATCTTCCCACAGTGTTAAAGTAAACCCCAAATCTTCCATGCGTGTAAACAACATGTCCTTATGCGCTATAGGGTTCGACCTTTGGTCCGTCTGCGTAATACGGCGTATCGGCTAAGTGGACGTATAACTTTTCACCGAAAGCTTCCCTGAACTCGTATGTTTCATTAGAAAGTAGTTCCCTAACTCGTCTTTTACTGGTGTTTTCATGATAATCTTATCTGAATTTGGTATAATTCCTATGAATTGACCACCAGGTTTTATTCTATTTTTAATTGCTAACAAAGACGTCTCGAATAACTTGGGTGATTCGAATATATAGTGCAACGCAAAGTTATAACACACGACGTCGTATTTCCTTTGTGGACATGCAAATATATCACCTTCATAAAAGTTGACGCGTATTTTCATATTTTTAGCACGAGACTTAGCCTCCTTAAGTGAATCTGGGTTTGGTTCACACATGCTTATATTTGCACCGGCGTGTCGCCACTTTTGGAGATCACCACCGAATCCACATCCTACATCCAAAATACTGTCGCCTTCGCGGGTAGCCGATTGGATGAGGAGACGCTTAGACTCGTTATGATACTTACGTATCTCCTCCATTTAACTTATATTCGCTTTTCTTTTTTAAATGAGGTTACTAAGGTTGAAAAACAATAAATATAAAGTCAATTATGTTTCCTATTAAACCACACCGGCCATAAATAATAGAATTTTTCAACTAAATTTTTATCTTCTGGTTTATCTACACGAGAATTAGCCATTATGGTTCCACCTCGACCAATACTTTCTACTAGATGATATTCACCTTCTGGTATAAATAATGTATCACCAGGTTTAGTTATTCGCGTTTCATAAGAAATGTTTTTGGAATTCAAAATTCCTGAAACTTCTTTTATACTTTTATTGGCTATGGATATTATAAATCTTTTTTCCTCTTCCATGTCGTCAAATGTGATATTAAAAATCAACCATTTCTTACTACCATACAACATGTATACAAACTGATCAAAACAATCAAAATGCGCACTGTATAACCATGGAGACGTTTGAATTCGTAACATGGTATCAGCATTATTACTGTTTTTTATAACTGGTTTCACATAGTTTATTAATTTCATTTCACTTGGTGTACATTTAGATTCGACTATTTTTATCATACCCGTAGAATTCTCTTCTCGATGTTCTTTATTTAGTAGTTTTGAATATGTGATATTCTCCCTATGACTTTTATAATTTTGCTCGTCATCTACAGCTTGAGATAAATCATAAAATGTTACATGACCTCTGATATAACCAAATCGTTTATTGAAATCCTCCCATGAATATTTACCCGGTTTATTTGTTATAATGATAATTGTGAATATCACAATAAAACCAAAAAAGATGTAAGTTAGTTTCATTTGTATAAACCCAGAAAATAATATAACGGTTTATATAAATGATTGGTATATATGCATTAATCTTTATTTGTGTGATTGTTTTGCTGTTAAGAATTCAACAGCTTACAACTATGAAATTCAAAAAGTGGTGTAAAAACAACAACGTTCGACATGATGGCATTGATGTGGGATACCAGGGGGGTTTAAGAGGGTTATATACCACTAAAGATATAAAAATTGGAGACTTGCTTATTGAAATACCATTTGAATCATGTATCAGTGAAAGAGTGAGACCTGATATAACAACTATAGAAGAAGATTACATACTCGCAAAAAAATTGAGAGATTGTGATACACGGAATAGTAAATATAATGGGTATATAAACTTTTTACCAAAGAGACCACATCTAATCGCCGATTGGAGTGATAATGAAATAGAGAAATTAAATTACCAAAAGGCATACGAATTAAGGGAAAATCAGAAGAATGAAAATGAACTTTACCCACAACATATGAAAATATATTTAGATTTAGTTCGATCTAGACGAATCATATTCAGGAACCATGATCATAATTTGTTAATCATGATACCATTTATTGATATGATAAATCACGACGAACATTCAAATGGTAAATCATTCGGATTTGATATAAGAATTGTAGACAACAAGATTAAGCTTTACTCATCGAGAAATTATAATAAAGGTGATCAGATTACTATATCGTACGGTGATCCAAAAAGTGAAATGAAAACAATTGACCATCATTTAACTCGACATGGTATTTTGATTAATCAGTAATGTCGTCATGTAAAGCCTAAGTATAAGAGGCTTAAACAGAAGATACTATTTAATCATATAAAACAATGTCAACTCTTGAACAAGATTACACGACCGTTCCCGGTCAATTATACGCATGCCTTTCCGTCGTAGGACCGGAAGCGCCGCAAAAGAATGATAAATTTGGAATTAAGATTAGGGGTACATTTAATTCTAGAGATGAGGCTGCATCACACGCTAAACGTCTTCAAAAAGAAGATGCGACGTTTGACATTTATGTTGTTGATATGTATAAATGGCTGTTAATCCCACCTGATCCGACAAAGATCGAAGACGTTCACTATACGAATGAAAAACTCGAAGAACTCATGTCTGGATACAAAGAAAATCAAGCACAAGCGGCACATATGTTCGCGGAACGTAAACGTGATATGGTCGAAAGTGCACCAACTTTTACGAAACCAGGTGATGAAAACTCGAAGTATTATACGAAACCGGATGAACCACCAATTAGTCATCCAGCTGAAGTTCTCGAACGTCTCCAAAAGGAAAAACCGGATACACCAATGGAGGAACTTGTTAAGGAAGCTGACGCCATGGTTGCTAAGGAAATCGAGGAAAGAAAGGAAAAACGTGAAGCTGAGGCAAAGGATGCTCTCGAAAAAGAGGCGACTGAGAAGGGGTTCAATTCAGTTGAAGCAATGCAAAAGTTTGAAAAGGAAAAGTCTGAATCTTCTACAGAAGCTCAGGATACTAAGGGTGAAGGAGAAGTCGAGGAAGGTGAAGAGGTAGAATCTAAATAAATTTGTTATATAAATGTAAGAATGTTGAGTATTATACTAAATATAATCACCATAATTATTGTTTTAGCCATGGTCGGTTTATTTTTACGATTGTATGAAGATCGAAAAAGTAAATCGGGTACTGAAAATGTGAGTGCGTCCTGATGTCGCACAAGATATACTAAAAGACCCACTCGTTGTAAGTCGTGCATATTTTACCGGATCTAAAATTGGTCCTATTGGTGATTTTGAAGGACAACAAACGTCACCTGAACACTTATGGATTACAGGTAATCCTATCCGGGTCTAAGAATGACCGGTTGCATAGTCTTACCCATAAAAAAACCTAAAATAAAGGATACAAAAATAATAATATACGCCGTTTTATCTAAATTCGTGAATATATCTTCCTTTTGAGTTGGTTGTGGGTAAGGTTCGTAATACGGTTGCGGTGGCGGAAAATAATACTGTTCGTTATTTTCCGGTTCTGGTTTTTGTTCATCTGGTTGATGATCCTCTTCTTTATTCATAAAATCATCCGGATTATAGTTTATAGGTGTACCAACTTCAGCTTCCATTTATAAAATGTAAACCCATTTTTTTAAGCTCTATATTACTCATCTTCTTCCTCTTCCTCTTCATCAACAATAAACCCTTTTAAATTACCATTTTCATCCATATCACTATCATCATCTTCAAAATCATCCTCATCATCCGTCTGAAGAAGATCAATATCACTTTCTATTTCCGATTCGGTTTCATAATCATCGTCAGAAAAATCGTCTTCTGGGAGATCTTCGAGTGGGTCTAAGCGTTCTGGAACCTTTGAGACTCTCCCTGAACGTGTACGTGTAGAAACAATTGTTTTTGTCATTATAAATTAATGTATGTTTATTCTTTTAAATACATTACGCAGCGTTAATAGTTTCATTTATTAAAACAAGGCTAAATTCAGCGTTTATACTGTTCGCTAACGTGTCTATTTCTTCTATAACACTCGTATCGGTAGAAACGGTGTATAATGCAAGTTCTCTTAAGTTTTCGAGTGCACGATTTAATAACTTTTCTGAAACTTCTGTATGTGATTTATATTCTATAGCCATGTTTATATTGGCTAAAAATTCTTTATATAAAACTTCATTTAATCCCGAGTACGGTAAAGTTTCACGTATGAGTTTAGTTATATGTTTTGTACCTGTATCTTTTTTTATTAAAGATGATGCCAAATATACAACGAGTGCAATTAATATTACAGCTAACATTCTATAAAGTACTAACAATTTTATCTGTAAGATTATGTGCACGACATTTACATTTACACACCTGTTGTATATGACTCTTAAGTATACTGAATGAAATAGTCTCTTTACACGTGTCACATATTTCCTTTGTGTTTACAGTATATTTCTTAACACCTTCACGTTTGAGTGATTCTATGACGAACGTTTCTTTTTTAACGATATACTTTTTTATAAATCTTTCGAGTAAGTTCTGTTCTGGTTCTACATCAACTTTCTTTTTTGGTGTGTATGTCTCAACTTTACCATCTTCGTAAAGAATATCTGTTATTTTTTTACTGAGTTGATGCCTCCTTCCCGAAAAATCTTTACAAAATCCATATCGTCTTAGTACATTAGTAGTCGAAAAACACTTCTGTGCTATAGTATCACCTATTATGTGAAACCATACGTGATTGGAATTGTGATTACACCTTTTATTTTCACAATATTTAGAATTTGTCGAGACTAGAAACTGTTTGTTATATTTAAACATTTTAGTGATTGATGCAGTAGTTTGTCCTTCTACATTTTTACGAACAAATGCTTCGACGAGTAAAAGAGCCTCTTGGTCCTTGAACTCGTTTTTAGTTTGTAATGTTGTAAATGTAGCTTCTTTGTGAGTTCCTTCTATAATAACCGGTTCCACACTTTGCGTACGTAACGTTGCCATATGTAATATATCAACGGATGGTTTTTGTTCAGTCTTTTGTAATGTAGATGAAGGACCGTGCTTGTATATAAATATGGGTAAATATTCACTTTGTGTTTCTTTACCTGTATTATTACATAACTCACACCCCTGACCGGCACACGCTTCGTGTTTTCCCTTTTTATGTGACCACGGCATACGGAACCCACTTCCTTTCGTATTACGTGAATTATTACCATATACCGAAATATCAACAATATCCTTCCAATCACGTGATCCGTACGCTAAGTTTAACGTATTTATAACATGATCTCTAATACCCAATGCAGATGACCTGTTTACAACAAAACCTGGCCAGTTTATATGTATACCTGTTTTTATGAGTGTGTCTACGGGTTTAGGTTCAGCGACAGATATCAAAGCGTCTTTACCACCAAATTTTGAGACCTTGTCACATATCACTTTACATACACTCTTAATCTGTTCAAATGACATTTCTTCGTCATCTTTATAATCAAGATCCATGAAAAAGTTGTAATTTTCCGTTTTCTGTTCAACGACAAATATCTTTTCACCGGAGTTATATACTTCTACACATTTTTCGTAAAAGTCGTTCAATTTATCAAATGGCACGGAGAGGACACCACCGTCCATGAGCACATGTGATAAATCGGAGTTATTAGCAAAACCTTGGTCTTTACACCAACGTTTAAACATACTTACCTATTAATCTATTTATCTTTTTATACTGTTTATTCATCTTCATACTCGTGACGCCAAATAGAGCGTCTATATGAGACTTCTGGATAATTTTCTTCTTCTGATAAATTTTTCTTTAAAACGAGGAGTTCATAAACTTTATCCTCTTTATGTAATTCAACGTACCTTTCCGCTCTTTCTAATGTATATGCATGCCTTTCAATGAGAAGATCATGTATTTGGGATAAAATGTAGTTCTTAGACTTCATTATTTAATAGAGAAGGTTTTTCTATCGAGAGAAGTTACACACGCGTAAAATTCTGGATTGTTAAGTACGTTCTTAACAATACGATCCCATTGTTTTTTAGTACTGAACTCTGAAAGTGTTTCAAAATTCATGAAATCATTTTCATCATGTGTTCTCTTGATGGGCTGTTTCTGAATCTTACGGAGATTCATTTTCTGTTTTTCATCGTTAAACTTACGTATAAGTTCAGCCTGTTCCTGTATGGTATAGTTTACGAAAAACACGTAAACGTTATATTCCAGTTCCACTCCTGGACTTTCTGTTACTACAAACTTAAATTCTGTATATTCACCTTTTTTCAAAGAAATAACTCCTCTGGTTTCTTCTTCAAGTTCTCTCAAAGCACATCTAATGGGATTTGGAATCTCCCTTCGCCTGCACCCTCCGGTGACGAAAATCCAATCTTTGAATCTTCGATCCCGGACAGTGAGAAATCGTGGTTTATCACCTATAAAAGTGACGGGTACTGCAATTGCTTTATATTTTTTCATTGCTTATTTGCAAGTTATAATTGAATAAGATGATTATTCTGAAGATTCTTCTTCATCATCATCAACTTGGGTTTCTAAAACTTCCTCTTTTTCTGTTTCTACAACTGGTACAGATTTCACTTTTGGTGGTGGTCTGGATAAATGTGTCATGAGGTTTCCATAAAATCCTTTAACATTATCCATTTCTGATTTCGTTTTATTAAGTTCTCTGTACATGTACATTGTGGCAACAATACACATGAGCACGGCAACTATAGTCGCGGTATCGCGATCGAATGTAAACATTTTATATATAAAATTACGAGCTAATTTTTTAAGTTCCTATAATCGCACCCATGTGCGTTTTCTTTTCGGTTGGACACGGGTACCCCATTTTTCCAAATTGTATTTCCTGGTAATGACCTTCTTTACACTCCGCATTTTGGGGAGGTTTTTCTGGTTTTTTACCAACTAAATGATCTAAAGTACCTGATTTTGGGTCATACGTTATAACAAAGATAAATGCTAAGAGAAAAATTAATTGCCAAAACATTTATAATAAATGGATAAATTAAATTAGTTGGAATACATCAAACCACCCATACCATTTTCGATACGGAGGACGTTGTAGTTGACGGCGTAGATGGTATTATTGAACGATGCACCATCGGAAACAAGTCTCGCGGAATCGAGTCTACTAAAGTTGAGCGAACCCGTTGGTTGAACCTTAGCCGTGTCGAGACAGAATGGGATCAAGATCAAGTTATCAGCGCTACAGTTACCAGCAGTTGTATGGTAATAGATTGGGGCGGAAGTAAAGTGTGGGATAACTGTTTTCGCATCGGTAACATCCGTACCGTTAATTTGAAGTTTCAACTTATCGGTGCCGGGTATAGGATTTGTAGTATTTTCAGCAACCAAATATTTCATTGGGTGATTGAAGTTGAGCTCTTGAGTCTTAGAGGCGGAGGCGATAGCTTTTTGTGTTTGTGTAATAAGCATGTTTTGTGGTGTGGAAGACAAGGCGGTACGCTCATCAGTATCGAGGTGAATGAATTGAACGTAGACTTCCGCATCGGCTGTGGGTGTACCACCCCACGTGATTCTCAATTCAACATCGTGATATTGAAGAGCAATCAATGGGATCGCCGACTGGGCATTCTCACAAAAAGAAAACCTGAGTGGATAGAATGTTTCACCAGCGTAAGTAGATTTAGAGTACGTTTGGTTCATAACGGTTGGTGCGAGAGTCGCAGAAAACTCATAATCTTGTTCGTCAATGACTTGTCCACCAATGAGAAGTTCAACCTTGGAAATTCTGAGGTTCCAGTCGGTGAGGTTACCACCTCTATTAGCGATGTAGACATACCCGACCATATCCCCTTTTCTTTCAAACCTGACGGTCGACATACCGTTCGCGGTTGGGTTGCCCTGGATAACCTGTTTCTCAACAGTTTGGGCGAAATTTGTGTGACGTTTGTAGTTGGACCTGAAAAAAGAAACTTCAGGTTGGCCGACGAGATGCGCATCTTGGGCACCTACGGCAACGAGTTGAGCAATACCTCCAGACATATTTTATATTATACTAAGGTTTTATTTTTTTAACCTAAGCAAATCCAATCGCATTCATATAAATATTTCCATATAAATTCGATAAGGTCATAAGTGCATGTTTGTCTTGGGTAATTGAAACATCGGTCGTCATTGCATAAAAATTTACATTCGTCAACTCTTTCGAAATTTTTATATCACCTCCACTCGCGAGTATAGGTACGACAATTTGTGCACCCGTTATAAGATTTGAGAATACAAGATTTGAAACATCAGTTGTTGAAACGACGAGTGGTGCTGTACCATACGACTTTTCTCTTGCATCAATTGTTATTGTCCCTGAAGATATAGTTGCAGAAATATCCGTATTGGTTAATTTTATGTTTTGGGAAGTTGTGTTTCCTGATATTGTAATATCACCTGTAGTAATTACATTTCCTGTATTTACATTCCCTGATGTAACGAGACCACCTAATGTGAGAACATTTGCGGTTACATTTGAACCCACTGCAGAACTTACCGTATCATCTAAACCAAATGGTGAAGCAGCAATATTTAAACCCCCTATGGTAATGTTATCCGCTGAAACATTACCCGTAACCGTGAGTACATTAGACCCGTACGTGTTTACAGTGAGATTTGCGGATGCCGCCGATGGACCAATTGCTACATTTGAACCTTCTTCATGTATGTTATCTAATGTAGATCCACCTTGTCCCCCCGAATCGTAAATTTCACCTGTTGTTGTGTTGAAAGATAAAACGTTATTCGAAGGTGATGCATAAGCCGGGTCAAGTTTTATCGCGTTCGTTACTTTCAAAGATGATACTGTACCTGCCGAAGATTTAAGTAAAACATCACCAGCGTAATCGATTTGTTTCGTATCTGAGATTGTAATATCACCCGCGGATGTTAAACCTGTGGTCGTATTATTAAACGCGACGGTGTGTGTTGTCGTTGCCCCTCCATCTGTAATAGTTTGTAAATCTGAAGAAACGTCGTCCCACGCTATTCCAGTCCCGGAACTTCGAAGGAACTTTTTAGATAAATTTGCGGTACTAGCGAAAAACCTCAATTCACTAATAACTACTGCAGTTTGACCAGTACCACCTCTTGCTTTTACAACTAAGGCTAAATATGTATAAGCACTCGCCCCAGATATGGAAACTGTATGTCCACTACCACCGTTATACGTAGCGTGTACAGTAGATGACAACAGACTTGTCCAACTGGTATTATTAGTACTCCCCAATATTTCCCATGAATCTGGTGCCTGATTGTCATATGAAGTTCTCCCCGTAATGTTAACTGATGTTGGTGCAACTGCAGTCGAAAGTTGAAGTTTTATCCATTCACCGGATACACTACCTAAACTTTTACTTCCCGTATAGGCACCCGAAGTACTATCGTAAACATTTTCATCAGAATGCCAAAAAGTATTTTGCCCCGGGGTAGTTTTATCAAATGCTTTCCATATTTGACCATATTGATTACTACTTGCAGTCGTTGTGTACGTTATTCCTGCAATGGTTTCACCCGAATTAGCCGATGATGATAGTGCAGACGTTGGGTATTCGACAGTAGTACCAGCTGGTGAATACGGTGAAAGTGTCTGCAAAGTATTTCCAGACGCTGGACCTAATAACAATTCATCTTTTCCAATTGAAGTTAAACCGGTACCACCATGATCGACATCGAGAACACCCGTAGTTATGTTTCCCGCATTGAGTTCTGTAAGACCTGTGGTTACACCCGTACCACCTCGAGCAGTAGCAACTTGACCGGTATGGGAAATGCGTCCTAAATCTAAGCTGAATAACCCCGAACCACTACCAGCGAAGTTTTGAGAATTAACCGTTTGGGCATTTACAATACCATTTGTTGCATTTATTATAACTCCCGTACCGGTTAATTCTAAATTATCCGCGGTCATTTTACCTGTTGTCGTGACGTTACCCGCCAAAACATTACCACCTTCAACACTCAAAGTCATGAATTGATCCGACGTTGCGTTCGTAGGAACTATATGTGCTTCATGTGGGTCACTGAGTGTATACGCGATAACGTATTTTTTCTCGTCGCCCATGTATCCCGAAACTACATTTGCGGTCGGGCGTGTCATAATTACACCCATATCTATGTTGTCAATGACATTCGCGTTACCTAATTCTATAAGAGGGTCGGAAATGACGTGGATATTACTGTCTTGAAAAGATGTTTCACCTTGTACGATTAAATTACCCGTAACGTATAGATTTGAAGACACAAACGTGTTATTAGTTGTGCTATCATAACCTACTGGACCGTCAATGAGTTCATTGTCATTATTTACATACGGTATTTTACCCGAAGTCAGAGTTGTACTTTTAAATGTAGAAGCTGTAACGTTACCCGTAGCAACTACGTTACCCGAAGCTGTTAAAGATGTTACCCCATTCGTAAATGAAACTTCATCAGATGTTGTCGCTCCACCCGTTGTTATTGCTTGTAAAGTTGAAGAAACGTCGTCCCATTCCACTCCAGAATCATTACTTCTAAGGAATTTTTTAGTAGCATCTGCATTATAAGGTGGAAGTGTAATCAAAGCATCACCAGATGGTGGACCTAACAACAAACCGTTTTCTGCTACAGAAGTTAAACCGGTACCACCTTTGGCAAGTAAAACTTGTGAACTCAACTTATCGGGGTCTAAGTTTGTAATAGCCGAACCATCACCAGTTATGGTTGTAGCAGAAACGTTATCGGCAATGACATTTGAATTTAATGTTACCGAAGATATGTTTGTAGCAACAACGTTATCGGCAATGACATTTGAATTTAATGTTACCGAAGATATGTTTGTAGCAACAACGTTATCGGCAATGACATTTGAATTTAATGTTACTGAAGATATGTTTGTAACAACAACGTTATCGGCAATGACATTAGCGGTTACTGTAATTACATTTACGTTATTACCGACAATATTACTCGATATCGTCCCCGCAGTAACAGCGTCAACCTCTAATGAACTAACTTCTAGTTTATTTGTTTTTAAATAATTGGATACATTTACATTACCCGTGACATTTAATACATCTGCCGCGGTATCTTCTACATATAAATTAGAACCAACATCTAACCTACCATCGATGATTACATTACTATACGCCTTGAGTGATGTTGTTGGATTTGTAAGGTGGATTGTATTTGATGTAATATTACTTTTATCCGTAACAGTTTGTAAAGTTACATTTGAAAGGAGACCACCGTCCCCTATATAGTTTTGTGCACTAACATTACCGACAGTTTCGAGTGCATATATAGATTCTGTTGGTACATTCAAACGAAGTTGTCCTTCACTACCTAAACTTAGCGCGTGTTTGGGTGAAGTATTTGCTATACCTATATTATCTGTGTGAAGTGTACCTGTCTTGATAGTTCCAGAAACTTGAATTTTATTATCCGCATTAGGGTCTATTGAAATGGAAGAACCTATAGAAACACCCCCGGATGTTATAAAAGCGGTCGTTGGGTTTGTGAATTGTAAAGTATTAGTCGTAACATTACCTCTCTCACTCACGAAATGTAAATTTGAGTTAAATAAATCAGCACTTTTTGTATTCGAGTTGAGTATTTCTTTCGTAATGGTGTTGTAACTCAAAACTGTTATTTCTGGTGTAGATGGATCGACTGTTCGCATTGGTGTTACATAAACACCTCCTGCAGATGAAGCGTCTATAGCAACATTAGATGCATTGAAAACAATCGTATTTTCAGCCTGGTCATCCGTAGCATGTTTACCAAACCGGATTTTGGTAGACCGCTCGATGGTCGGTATGTTTTTAACCATTTAATATAAGTATGTATTTTAATTTGCATAGATAAGACCAGCCATACCATTTTCAATACGAAGTATATTGTAGTTGACTGCGTATATAGGATCATTAATGATCATGGTTTGACTGACTATCTTTGCAGAATCTAATCGACTAAAATTGAGTGTTCCTGTCGGCTGGAGTGAACTCGTCGATAAGCAAAAACAGTATAAGAAAAAATCGGGGGACGTAACAAAGTTTGTATGATAATAGTTCATAACGTCTATAAAGTGTGGTTTTGCCCATTTAAAATTACCTATATCTAAACCGTTTATTTCAACCTTTATTTTATTGGTCGTTGATGTTAACGCCCCTTCGGTCGTTGTATCTGAAGATGCAAGATACTTGACCGGGTGATTAAATGTCAATTCCTGTGAAAGTTCATTTGAAGGAATACTTTTTTGAACCTGTGTAATAATTAAATTATGGTTACGTGAAACAAGGTTACCGCGTTCTTCATTATCGAGGTAATAATAGTTTGAATAACACTCGAAATTATAGTTACCTGCATTTGGTCCCCAATGTATACGTAATTCGACGTTATGGTAATGTAAAGCCACTATGGGTAAAGCGCATTGTGCACCTTCACAAAAGAAGAATCTAAATGGATAGAAATAAGAGCGAGCACTTATACCTGGGTGTGTACCATTCGCACTTTTTGAAACGTTTGTTGCAAACGTATCGATTGCTATTTTTTCGGTAAAAACCGCATCTTGTGTATCGATAACCTGTCCACCAATAAGAAGTTCAACTTTATCTATGAGTGTATCCCACCTCTGGATATCAAGCGCCTGTGTATTATTATCAATTGTTAGATATGTATACCCTAACATATCACCTGTTCGATCAAAACGAATAGATGACATAGAATTTGCTTTCACTTCTCCCTGAATAGTTTGTTTTTCAACAGATTGTGAAAAGTTGGAATGTCGTTTAAACGTTGACGTAAAAAAAGATATTTCTGGTTCGCCCATAATGTGTTCGTCTTGAGCACCAATTGCTATAAGTTGAACAATACCAGATGACATTTATAATAAGAAAAGGTTAAAAATACAAGTTAGCGACGCCCTGACATAATTAATAGGATACGTTTCTTCTTTTGCAAATGAATTTAAATATAAGATAAGCGTTACCGATCGCCAATTCTGCACCAGTAGTGGTTAAAAAATGTATGGATAATCTATCGAGTTTACGAATTGGGTTATAATATTGTTGGATAATTGGATATTCGTTTTTAAAAGTATAACTAGTAGTGTTATTTGTTACAAAACTACCAAATAGATTTTGTATTTTAATTTGATTAGTTGACGAGAGTGTATCTTTTGCGTACTGAGAAAACGGTGTGTTTAACTGATCTATATGTAAATTTATTAACTGTGATGAAAGTCCCAAACCAGTAAAATTACCAGCAATTAATTGTACTTGTACAATATTTTCCAAAACTGTTGGGAGAAAAGCGGTAAATTTTGGTTTTTGACTATTTACTAAATTTGTGTTATCAACAACTATAGTATGGTGTTCATATTCGAAATCGGGTAAAGTGGACTGACTTGTCACTAAAGCCATTTATATATACTGGAGATTTTACTTCATCTTATACCCCGCTTGTTCCTGAACAAGTTTTTGACCGTTGCACACACCACCTTTACTGTCGGAATAGTATGCATCACCCAAACATTCTTGGGTCGATGGGATATCGAAGAGCGAACCAGTATTGACGGTTTCGATTTTGACATCTTTACCCTGGTACCCACTGGTACGGAACATTGTGAGAACACACAATACTGCGATGACGATGAAGATAGCTCTGATCGTATTTCTGTTGGTGTTGTTAAGTTTCATTTATATTGAATCAACATTTTTTATAAAGTGCGTTAAAGAGATTAGAATAGTTTCAATATAAAGAGTAATAGTAATGGACGGTGAAATTATTCTTGATCGTAAAAATACGAATGTCATGAAACTTGATGATAATGAACAGGCCCTGATGAACGAAATTGAAATTGATGTTCCTCGACGTCAGCCTGTAAAAAAACAAATTTCTCAAATGAAAACACAATTTACAGCGCCACAACCTCAGGTTTTCCAGGAAGATATTGACTCATTTGCTAACCCAAATAAACAAGCACAACCATCTGTACCTCCACCAGAAGCACCGGTTGATTATCACGAATACGATGACGAACCCGATATGGACTATGGGGGTGGAGGAGGTGGATACATGATGGAAGAAGAGGAAGAAAAACCATCACCAGGTTTTAAGACGGTTGACGAAGAGAAAGCAGATCTCGTGAACAAACTTGGACGTTTGGAAAAAAAGGGGTTTACTGTGAACAAGCGTTTGAATGCTTATTCCCCTATAGACGAACTTAGAAATGAAGTAAAACGAATAACATATAGTATAGATGTAGACAAATCAATTAAGTTTTCAAGACGTATGCTTATTGCGTGTACGACAGGTCTTGAGTTTATGAATAAGAAGTATAACCCATTCGAGATCCAACTTGACGGGTGGTCTGAAAACGTCATGGAAAACGTCGACGATTACGATGAAGTATTCGAAGAATTATACGTGAAATATAGATCTAAAATGCACGTCGCCCCAGAAATCAAATTGATTATGATGCTTGGAGGCTCAGCGATGATGTTCCATTTGACGAATAGTATGTTCAAATCAGTCATGCCAAACATGAATGATGTGATTAAACAGAATCCAGGACTTGTTCAAAACATGATGTCTGCGGTACAAAATACAGTACCAAAATCACAACAAGGTTCCGAACCTTCAAGTGATGGTAAACACGAAATGCAAGGTCCAGGGTTCGATATTTCTAGTCTCATGGGTAACATTATGATGCCACCAACACCACCAATGAACACAACAAGTATTCCAGCTCAAGAACCAGTTGTATTAGACGATGATGACGATGACGATATTTCTGATATTGCCGAGGCACCAACACCAGGTGATGTCGAAGAAGGTGGCGACGGGGAATTGCGTGAAGTTAAAGTTACTCAGACCAAAGCTAAACGTGGTCGAAAGAAAAAATCAGTCGAAATTAATTTGTAAAATATAGTATATGATAGGGTATTGTCCATTAGACGAAGATCCTATTGAAAGGCCGAGACCTTCACGAGGAGTATCAGTCCCAGTCCAGGAGAAAGTTAAAAATTCTACTGGTAGAGGAGAAGATACGGAGTGTAATTATGTTGTTTTGTTCTTTATTGCGGGTGTTATCGCTTTAGCAATCATGGACACGCTCCCATCACGAAAGTAAGTAAACAAAACTTTCTACCATTCTGACATTTTCCAGAATGGTAAATTAATTGTTTTCGAGTGCGGTAACACGCGCTAATAGATTAGCGACTTGTGTTTCTAACGTCACGACTCGTGTCTCTAACGTCGAAACTTTCTCTTTTTCAGCCTGTAACTGTTTATTTACTTCCTGTAAAGCCGCAGTTGAAACTGCCCATATAGCATCTTTATTTAAATAATGAAAATCATTTACTTGTTCCCCCTTTATAAAAGCGTTCGTGACATTACTAAAATCACCTGTATTTTCTATTGTTATAACATTATTTTCCGAAAACGAAAGTACATTACACTTTAAATCTTTATCCTCATCTGTAATAATGTTTATAACAGATGTATTTGATAAACTTAATTCTTCTACAGATGATTCTAAAGTCAATTCAACTGTGTTATTATCGATGACACTTACATTTGAGTTTCTTAGTATGTTTGGTATATCACCTTCACTTACCGTAACCGCGTACGGTAAAACGTTTGCGACTTCTTGGGCGATAAAACCGTATACGGTATCCGTTCCATGTTGTTTTTCATCTATATAATTGTATATTTTGGGTTCGAGAAGACGAATTTTGTCGAGTGCAGAACTATCGTTTATATCGATTATATTCTTTTTTATTCGACGATCTGAATGTGCATTAAATTCTTTAGCCGCAATTCTTTGATTTGCATATATGGAATAAGTGTTAACTCCATTTGAATTTCCACCGTGTGTATTTTGCGCGTAGTACGTAAAACTTAGATAACTGCCATACGACCCATTAACTTCTAATTTGGCTCGTGTGAATGTACTTCCACCTATATTTACTTGACCCGAGCTTCTATAAATGTTAGACCCAGACGTTGTCCAAGGACTCGAACCACCACCTCCAAACGTTTGTGCGACACCATTAATCCTGAAACTACTACCAGTAGACATGTTAATATCACCATCGACATCTAATGTATACGATGGAGACGTTGTACCGATACCAACACTACTTGATCCCGAACTTGGGTAATATATGGAATTACCTCCTTTAAATCGTAATTCACTAATATTTATCACACTCTCTCCGCTACTACCTGATAATTTTGTAATAACTACTCTAAAATACGTATAAGACGAAGATGCAGCGAACGTAATACTTGTATAATTTCCAGTCGTGTATGTTTTACCGGAAAATATAGCTATACTTGTCCATGTCGAACCATTGGTACTTCCTAAAATTATACCATCACCGGCACACCTATTCAAATAATTATTACTACCTGATCTCGGGGCTATTTCTATTTCAGATATACTTGTACTCGATGGAAATTGTAATTGTATCCATTCACCACTAACTGTTGAACTTCCATCGTATGTTGTCGAAAAACTACCAGTATAATTACGGGTAGTCGTAGAATATTGACCCGCGGTACCGTGCCAACCTTCATCACTTATTGTTTGATTAAACGCTTTAAAAACGTCAAAAGTGGGAGGGTAATTAGTTGAACTCGCAGTCGCACCATATCCACCCGAACCGTTTGAAACCATCGCACTCGGTGGATATGTTCCCGCAGCAGAACCTGTGGTCCACGGAGATGATCCTCCACCACCCCCAAACGTTTGTGCGACACCATTAATCCTGAAACTACTACCAGTAGACATGTTAATATCACCATCGACATCAAGTTTATAAGCCGGAGTCGATGTTCCTATACCGACATTACCCGAGCTTCTATAAGCATTTCCACTGTTCAATGACCAAACGGATGAGCCACCACCACCACTTAACGTTGTCCACGTCATTGCACCCCCACCACTTGATGTGAGTACTTGTCCATTCGTCCCCGAGGAACCATTTGCACGTAAACCACCTGATATATTCACACCACCTGATATTGATACTCCTTCATTGGGTGGTCCTTCGTTATAAAAATCAGGACCAGTGTTATAATCTGGTATAGCTACCCTTTCAAAATGATCCGTACCATCGTGTGCGATATAAATTTTAACATTACCAATAAGGTGACCATACATACCATCACCACCTAAAGTGTGTCCATATGTACCAGATGATGCTTGATTAACTACCCCAAACCAACAAAATCCTGGGAATCTCCCGTTCATATCTCTATTTGTCTCGTTTGCGGTTAAAGATTGCGATACACCGTTTATCCATAATTGTGTAGTTGCTGTACCTTCATTGGCGCCATTTCCAGCTGTATTATCTACTTTAACACATACGTGGTACCATACATTTTGATTAAACGTATAATTTACAGTATAGTCAGATACCGCGCTTGTGTAATAAGGTTGTCCACCAATAGCCCTACCCCGTGTATACTGGACTTTGAATCCTGTATCTGTAATTTTATGACCATATCCAAGCGATGTATAACTAAAAGCAGTGAATATTAATTTTCCACTCGACCCAAATGTACTTTGTGCATAATCTTTTAACATAAACCAATACGAGACTGTATATACACCCGATAAAACGTTCACCACATTACCTGTAATGGTATCACGTGTACTGTGAGTCCACCCAGATGCATACGATGTACTTGTTCCAAAATATAACCCTTTATTTACATCATCGTATGTAACCGTATTGTATAATCTCAATCGGTCATAATACATGTAATACCCATCTTCATCACTCCAAAGGGGGTTACGTTTCACAGAATGACATAATACGTAAGGTATATTTGTACTATTTGTATTCTGAATACAAGCACTCGTCATTGTATTATAACAAGTCGCCATACCATCTGTAATTAGATTTGAAGATGTTGGATTGTTTATGTAAAGTTTACCGTTTTGTATACTCTGTGTACCATCTATAACCAGTCTATGGTTTATGAGAGGTGGTGCTTGTGCATTTGCATTTTCATTTTGTTTATAATAATCGGAATTACCTAAAACAGAACTGGACCCTAAATTCCAATTTTCCTTGATGATATGATCTGCATATTCAGGTATACCTATACCTACATTACCTATACCCGTTAAAGTCAAACGAGAATAAACCGCGGAAGCTTCTTTAAGATATTTAGACCATGATTCAGCTACTGGTCCAATTGAATCAGGGGTTGGAACAAAAAGCGGATGATTTTCAGATGTCATACCTTCTAAAATAATACTTGGCGATTTAAGACGTATTCTATCCGGACCTCTGGAATTGAGACCTCGAACGTGTCCAGATTTAAACAGTAAGAGTTCGGATAAATTATCATCGCCAGTATATTGTGATGTATTTATGATTTGTGACCTAAAAATACTATGTTCATCTCTAGTATTCTCAAAATTTATATATCCGGGAACGAAACCCGCACTGGTATCACTTGATAAATATGATTTATCACCACCTACACTCAAAAAACGTACTTTTAAATCACCACCTACCGCCGTTGTCCCTAAAATTTTTATTGTAGGTGCGAATCTTGTAAACGAAAAAACCGTATTCCCACTATATAAGGTTCTATTACTACCCGTTACTCTAGCCTCATTACCTGTAAAACTTCCATTATTATAATTTGCAGAAAATAAACAAAATTCACCGTTTTTTGATATAGATGTAGGTATTCCACCGAACGAGTATAGATTGAATGTTTCGCTATAATTTGTGTAATAAATACCATTCCAATCTAATACACAGTAACTCCTCGGAAAACCCATCACATCTTCCCATCTAGAATATTGTTTATTATAATACATTTTATCTTCTACACTTGTGTTCCCTGTAATTATACGCGTTCCATCGTATTGCATAAATAAAAAACTGCCAAATTCATCAATATCACCTGTAATTGGTTTACCTGTTAACCAGTTATAAGATGATGTACCATTTATCCACTCAGCTGAAAAAAAACATTTTCTGTTAGGTGCAGAAACTGCTATAAAAGTACCGTCTTTGTTTATAGCTACACTAAACCCAAAAGCTGGTTTAATGTCTGTTCTAGTACCACCATCTAACGCGTTATTATCAGTAACACTTTTTATAGTTGTAGTTGCCATATCAGAACTATATACGAGGGGACCAACATCCGTATAATCGAATGGCAGTGTTCTTTCTGTCCACGTAGTCGCGCTTGAAGGATCTTTTGCGTATACGTGTGCTATACCATTATCATAAGCATTATATGTACCATACGGGTAATAATTACCCGGACCACCGGCTATAACAACTTGACCATCTGCCGAAAGTTTACACGAAAACCCGAAGTAGGATGATTTTGTTATAGTTTTTAAAAGTGTCGCCGAAGATCCATTTGGCCAAGACCATAACTCGATTTTATGATCACCAGGTCTACCAACAACAAATAACGAATCATCATCACCTGCCACGTCTACATCTGAACCGTAATGTATGGTACCAGAATCAGAAGTTCCTAGATAACTATTACCACTCCACCCGGATGAACGTTGAGTCCACGACGTTCTAGCTTGATTTTGTGCATCAAATACATAAACTCTATTATCTCCCGGTGCACCAATTATAATAGTATCCCCTGGTGAATCCATGGCTATTTTAAATCCAAATAAACTATTTGAGTTTCCTGGATTTGAAATAGACGTTGCGTATTTAGTTGCGTACGAATTACTCGTATAAACTACAACATTATCATTTGAACCGATAGCAAAAACTGTACCCGTATTATTTTGACACGAAGATTTACCAAAATTAGTTGTACCAATAGCGTTTGCATCTGTTAAATTATCATAATGTTCTGGATTAAGTTGGACAACTAATTCCTGTGTAGCCATTTAACTAATATAATAAACGAATTTAAAAAAAGGAAAATTAAAGCGGGTCCCCGTTTACGGATTGTTTAAGACTCGACTGCTGTCCAAAATTTATAATCGTTTGATTTCTTTCGCTTGTAATATTAATACCAGTTATATTACGCCCATTTCCTCTAAAACCATCTTCTGATGTAGTGCGTATATCACCGTCAACATCCAACTTATACTGGGGTGTACTAGTATTTATACCAACATTACCAGAGCTTCTATAAACGTCTGATCCCGACGTTGTCCAAGGACTCGAACCCCCTCCAAACGTTTGTGCAACTCCATTAATCCTGAAACTACTACCAGTAGACATGTTAATATCACCCACGACGTCTAATGGGTACGCTGGAGATGATGTTCCTATACCAAGTTTACCGGTATAATCGATTTTCAAATTTGGATTAAATGTACAAGTTGCACCATAAATATCAATATTGTCCCAATTGATTTCTGCGACTCCCCCAGAAATCATATTTACAATAATTAAAATTCTATCGTATGGTTCGTCGTTAATGTAATCCGGTGTTCTAGTGAATATGGTATTATTACCATTATTAGCAAAACTAAGAGAACCTAAATCACCAGTATAATGTATAAGATTGTATTCTATACCATCGTTACTACCTAATACATATGCTATTCTAGGCTGACATGTTCTATCTAAACAGTTTACATCTAATTTAGTGAGGAAAATTGGATCTGGTATCCGAAGTTCTATCCATTCACCTTTATATCCCGCAATTCTTTCCGATGTACCTATATATGATCCAGGATCTACTCCATTAGAATACGTGATATTCTCATTGTCACCCAATATCCATTTATAAAACCCGCTAGTATCATCATCAAACGCCTTGTATGCATTTGTTACATCCCTTGATGCAGTCACTGTATATCCGGATACAGTGTTACTCGTTAATGCGAGTGTAGGATACGCTACTACTGAATTTATTGTTATATCTCCCCACGTTGTAGATGATTTTGTTGCTCCAGCTTGACTAAATCTCACATCACTTGTGTTATTTATATAATCAAAGTTTAAACCTGTTATTTCTCTACCGTGACCTATAAACCCTTGTGTAGACTTAATTTTTCCATCTACGTGTATAACTTCGGTTGGTGAACTAACATTTATACCTAACATACCAGCACCACCCGTGTTTCTATGCATGACAGCACGTATATCTTCGAGTGTTCTATCGGTCCCCGTATTTAAATCGAACGCTATTTGTCCACCTTTTAACCGTATTCTATCTGGTCCTAATGTACCACCACCGGATGCATTTGCGTTATCTCCACCTTTAAAAAGTAATAGTTCGGTTTTTTCATAAGATTCATAAACGCGATTTTCTATAACTGACATTTCATACGCATTTTCTGATTGCGAACCACCAATGTATATACTTTTATTACCATTACTCGAATACTCACTTGTACCTATAGATATACCAACTGTTTGAAGATTTCCATCAAACGTTACATTACCTTTAATCACCATAGACTGATTGATGTTGTATACCCAAGTATTTGACGTACCTGTAGAAATTTGACCATTCGAACCAGCTACGTATGTAGTTGCACCTCCTATATATGTTATACCAGGTACAGAAAAAGAATTTGGTCGAGAAGGGTCGGGAAATGGGGCGATGTACGTGGAAATGGGAGTAATGTCCCTAGAGAAATGGTGTTCGTCTTTTCCTATAGCTACCATTTCACTTTCACCATCAACGGATATAGATTCACCTAACCGGTGTTTACTATTACCATTAACCCAAGTTTCAATTTCAACAGTTTCATTTGGGAAACTTACCCATTGATATCCATCAAAATCGAACGTAACAACACTACCTTTACCATTATAACTTGGGGCGCCAGCAATTATACGCCTACCTGAACCACCAAAACGTGTACACCATCCAAGCAACATGTTATTTTGGGATGCATTTACATGTTTAGTATTTTCCCCTAATTCTTTCCACTCGGCATTAGTCTGATCCCAATCAAGTGTGTATATTCTTCCCGACATGGCTAGGGGAGCAGTGTTTGATGTACCGTAACTTCCGGGAGCACCTGCTAATATACGCGTACCCGCCCTGTTTATATCCACAGATGTGCCAAGTGCATCTAACCATCTAACTTTCGACGGATTTGTATCATTTGTCAAACCTATACCAGTTGTACCTATAACAGATGTCATAGAAACGTTACTGGTCCAAGTCGTACCACCAGATAAAACAGTAACATTATCGTAAACGTGTGCATTACCGGTATATGGAAATGAATCAGTTGGCAAACTGAGTCCTCCTTGTAATTGATGGTCGACACTCCATATACTTCTTATTGATGGTTCACCTACGATTATCTTATGTCCTACATTTGTTATACCTAGGGAATACCCAAAATGGAAATTTTTCCATGTTGCGGGTGTGCTAGTTGATAAAGTTCCCGAAGGTGAATTTAAGGTTTGTTGTAAAGTATAGTTTGATCCATCCCACTTGTATATATAAACTCTACCTTCAGATACGGGTTTATGGTGAAAATCAATATTTCCACTTGTGTATGGATCTAGTGTGTTATAGAAAGGTGCACCAACAACTAATATGTTACCATCTTTTTGGGATAAAGCGACAGAGTGTCCAAACCCTCCCTGTTGTGATACCACTGAACCTCTCTGGGTCCATCCATTACCAGTACTATCCTTTGTAAATACGTAAGCATAACCATCAATATTCGATACAGATCCAAACCATGTTCCTGGAGCACCTACAGCTACCATATCTGCATTATCCGTTCCGTCGAGAGATCTACCAAAATCTTCACTAATTCCATCTATGGTGAAAGTAAAGTTAGGTATAACCACACCAAAAAGGATCCCCGCCGCCAACGCCGCCGGGGGTGTATTGTTAGTTCTTCTTCTTGTAATTACAAGTGCAAAATATGTATACGAGGTAGAGATTGTAAGATTACCTGTAAGATCATCACCCATAGTCCACCCAGATGGAATTGTAAAATTTCCTAAATTCGTCCAGTTTGCATCATCGTTACTCCCTAATATAGTCCATTCCTGTGGCATTTTATACTCCTTAAGAAAACCACCAACACCACCACCAGAAGTAAGTTTAAAACTATTAGGCTGAATTGGAGTTGATGTTTGCAATTTTAACCATTCACCGCTTTTACCTCCTAAACTAGTCGAACCAGTATACGTACCACTGGGTAGCGAGTGATACTGAGTTGGATATCCTGACTGAATTAAAAAAGCGTCAAAACCAATTAATGTATCACCAAAAGCAATTTCTGGTATAGCTCTGCTACTACTAACAGATGTAGTTGCAGTATATGTTATACCATCATGCATTGCCCGGGGGGTTTCAAACATCGTCATCGGTGGGTAAGAAACGGGGGGGTACCTACGTGCTGAATTACCTAAAATAGTATCTTCGTGGTACCAAAGTTTTGATGTTTCGTTATAAACGTATACGTTACACGAATTATCCAGCGGTTGCCCTGTAAAAATTCTCTGAATTATACCCTTTTTACCTCGTGACAATTTAGATGCGGTAGGTACCCAATATTTTGAAGTGGTATCATCAAAAAACAATTCTTTAACATATACTCCACTGTTCTTAGCCGTATTTGTTTCGTTAGTCGAAGAGCTGTAAGGCCGATACATTATACTGTAGTTTACGCACATTAATTTTATACTTATATGTCCCAAATTTCAGAATTAACTTCAACTGTTGAAAGAGTTATAGTTTTACTTGCTTCGGATGTTATACTTGATGCTATAACATTTGTCAAATTCGCACCATCACCTCGGAATGAAGTTGCATTTACTGTACCGTTAACATCTAATGGGTACACCGGGTTTGTAGTTCCAATACCAACATTACCAGTATTGTAATGTATAATCGTAGTACCACTTGGTTGTGTCCAGTAACCTCCACCACTACCAGTACCACCAGTATTATCTGTACCCCATACTGGAACACCATTTGTATCCGCTTTAATAACCTGTCCAACTGTACCTAAAGCTGTACTTACTAATTTTCCGGAAGTTGAATCGTAATATATAACACCTTTATTTGTAAAATTAGAATCTACAAATCCACCTGTACCCGCGGTAAATTTAGTCGCTTTAAGTTCACCCGTACTTGGATTAATGGTTAAGTTTGTATTTGTTTTAACATTATTACCAATTAGAAAAGCAACGGTTTGATCTGCATTTGTTGAATCCGATGCGTTTGCTATTGAACCCGCTTTACCACTTGTATCTACAGTACCTGTTGTATTTACCCCAGGTAAGCTTATAGCTACAGATCCATCAAAAGCAACACCTCCAATGTTTACTGCAGCTGCTAATTTAGTTGCAGTCGCAGCATTCCCACTTGTATCTACGGTACCTGTTGTATTTACCCCAGGTAAGTCTATATTCGCTGATCCATCAAAAGCAACACCTCCAATATCTCTTGCATCTGTTAATGTCGCCGCCGATCCGGACCACGCGGTAGATGTTAACGTACCTGTAGTACCAGTTCCTACGATTACTTCTTCGACCCTAATATCACCAGAAGTGTCTCTCATCACCAATTTACTTGGTACATTTCCCGTGGCGGAATCTACTGAAATTGTCGTATCACCTGCACCGGTGTGACCACCAGTAAATGTTGGTGGAGTATTACCATCACTAATTGCATTTGCACCCGTTAAACCAACACCTGTAAAGAGTTGACCAGGTGTCGCGGAACCTACACTGGATACATCACCCCATGTGGGGAAACTACCATTACCCGACGATTTTAAAAAGTATCCAGATGAACCAGCTGGAAGTTTATGTAAAGTGGGTGTTCCAGTATTGTTTGGATCGTTAGCCACAAGTATCTCACCGACGTTATAAGATGTCTGTCCCGTGCCACCTCTATTTATGGGTTGTACTTCACTTTCCAAAGTACCAATTCGTAACACATTACTCGCCAAATCTGTACTCACAGTATTTATTCTTGTAGAATTATCTGCCAAATCTGTACTCACAGTATTTATTCTTGTAGAATTATCTGCCAAATCTGTACTCACAGTATTTATTCTTGTAGAATTATCTGCCAAATCTGTACTCACAGTATTTATTCTTGTAGAATTATCTGCCAAATCTGTACTCACAGTACTTATTCTTGTAGAATTATCTGCCAAATCTGTACTCACAGTACTTATTCTCGTCGAATTATCTGCCAAATCTGTACTTACAGTATTTATTCTTGTAGAATTATCTGCCAAATCTGTACTCACAGTACTTATTCTTGTAGAATTATCTGCCAAATCTGTACTCACAGTACTTATTCTCGTCGAATTACTTGCCAAGTCCGTACTTACAGTACCTATTCTCGTTGAATTACTCGCTAAATCTGTACTCACAGTTCCTATTCTCGCTGAATTACTCGCTAAATCTGTACTCACAGTTCCTATTCTCGCTGAATTACTCGCTAAGTCCGTTTTTAATTCGTTTACTCTTGATACATTACTCGTCAAGTCTGTTTCTAAAACGCCAACTCGAGTCGCATTACTCGTCAAGCCTGTTTCTAAGACACTAACTCGGGATGCATTACTCGTCAGGCCTGTTTCCAAAACACTAACTCGGGATGCATTACTCGTCAAGTCTGTTTCCAAAACACTAACTCGAGCTGCGTTACTTGATGTATCAATGGCTAAAGCGATACCTGTGAGTGATGTACCGGATCCTATAAAAGAAGGTGCAGTTATATTTCCCGATGAAATTATGGTACCGGAAGTTGTTAAAGACGTCCCCGTATTTGTAATAATGATTGAATTTGTTGTTTGGTTATCTTGATTCGTAACTTGTTGTAGATTTCCAACTGCTCCCCCCGAACCTGATATACCTGTTAAAGCACTTCCATCACCCCTAAATTTGGCACCGGATATGAGATTTATATCTATGGTAGCTACGTTACTATTTTCTAAAGCTTCCTGGAGCGTGGATGCAGTTCCACCAGAACCTTTATACTTTTGTATATTACGAGCAGTCTTACAACCAGCCATTCTTATAAATACGAATGATTATTTTTAGGATAAAATAAGGCATTTTCCTTTAGTGAAATCAGTGGGTTCTTCCGGTTTCTGTTTTGGTATCTTAAAACCACCTTGACGATACACTTTGAGACGTTTATTATACATGGCGTGACATATAGACCATTGATCGAACATGTCGTAAATATGTGGATTGTTCTTTTTACCATGCGTTTCACGCATAATCCGTCCAATCGATTGTACAATATCGGACTTAGGGGTCGCAAGTATAACCGTATCGAGTGAAGGTATATCGAGACCTTCGTGTGCTTGACTAAACGTCGCGAAAATAATTTGTTTTTTACTCGATTCGGCTAAATCAACTTCTTTCATACCACCCATATAGAGTCCCGACGTTTTCTTGAAACTTTGGTGGAGTACTTCACAATGATGTCGACGATCACTTAATACGAGAACTTGACGCGTCCCCTTGATAATATTTTTTATAAGTTTTGCTATAACGATGTTCCGTTCACGATCTTCGGTAAGTTCAGTAATCATGGTCGCTAATGAAAGTTTACCGAATCGTGTACACGGCGGTGGATCTTGAAAACGTGGACATCTATATTCAATTGGAAACACTTCGACCTGTTCTTGATTTTCACGTTCAATTGCAAAGAATGTTGGTCCCATGAACCAATGTAAAACTTTAGTAAGACCATCTTTACGGGTAGGTGTTGCCGAGAGTCCAAAAATGTGTTTAGGACATATTTTAAAAAGAGATTGTGAAAATACCTTTGCACATATATGATGCGCTTCGTCGACGATAAGTGTACCAATAGTATCGAAATCATTAAACGAATACTCTTTTAAAGAAAGTGATTGGAGCATAGCAATGACAAAATCGCAATTGGTTTCTAATTTATTCTGTTGTACTACACCTATAGTGGCACCTGGACAAAATTGTTGGATACGTTCTTTCCACTGATTCGCGAGAAACTCCTTATGTACGACAATCATGGTTCGGTACCCGAGTTTACATGCTATGGCCAAGGATACTGTCGTTTTCCCAAAGCCACAAGGAAGTGAGAGAACGCCGTGCCCAGATTTAATTGCTGCTGCCAAAGCATCATTTTGATGTGTTTCATCACGGAGTTTTCCATTAAATTTACAAGATATTTTAACTGGCTTAGGACGACGATCTTCTTTTGCTTCACCAAACTTTTCTTCACCGTAAAATCGGGGAACACATAGACCTGTTTTTGTTTTTCTGAATACCTTAAAGGGAGGCGGCGGAAATCCGAACTCTGTATTTACAACGGCACGTACCGTGAGTTCTTTCTTTATTTCCGGTGTCTCACCTGTGAGATATCCCGAGCGCGTAAGACTCATTTCTTACTCTTAGTTTCTATACTTTATATACTTCAATACCCATGAATACCCACTATGATCATGAGCATTCCAAACACCGTTAAATTGAATTTCAGTGAGTACCGTATCACCTTTTTTAAGTGATTGAACGGGTGTATCTCCATCAACATTACACATAACTCGTCGATATCTAAACGGAACTTTTACTTTTAAAACGTTACCTTCGAGTGGGTCGTCTAGTTTTTGGGGAAATAAAACAACACCTGTTTTATGTTCATGTAATTCCCTGATATAGTCTCTTACTTTATCGGGTAGAGATACCCTAATATATTTTTTTTCATTATAGTCGTACATGGGTTCATAAACAGTTACAGTTACCGGTAAAGTCATTCTTTACGTGTATATATTATAATAAGAAAGAAAACTATAAGTATGAATACTACATGCGTTATTAGAACTGGTTGAAATGGTTTTCTCGTTTCAAACGTTTCATGACAAAATGATCTCCCTACTTCTATAGCGGCTTCTATACTCGAATAGGGTGTTTTTCTTTCAGACATCATACCACACAAAGCAACTTTCGAAGATTTACCATAAAATGGAACTTGACCATTTAAACTCAAAACCCCTGACGACTGTTCAAACGACCACTTTCCATCTTTCCAATATGAACCCCATCCTATACGAATACTCGTTGGTTTTGGTACATCCAATTGTTTAATAACTTCACTTTTAAGTGTTTCTGGTTCGGTCGATAAAACTTTTTCACTGAGATTACATATAACACACGAAACTGTTTTTTCATCACTAAGGACTACTGGTTGTAAATTAAACTCAGTTTCCATAGCATATTCTAAATCACTTTTAGGTAAACGAATTTTCTGATCATAATCTAATAAAATATTAATACACCCGTAGGTACTTGGACCAATTTTTTTAGGTGTATCTTTACCCCAATTTTCACCTATCAGTTGTAACGCTTTACTATTATCTATACATAAAACAAGAAGACCATCTTTTATTTTTGTTTTGTTTCTAAAAGTAGCTTCATATCCATCTTTTTCGTAATGTACATTTTCAACTTCTTTACCAAACATAAATGTAACACCCTTATCTACAAGCGCCTTTTGCATTTTGTCTGACATGACTTTACCCGAAACCTTTTGAACATATTGTTTAGATAAACCCACATGATCAAAACTCTTTACAAATTCAAATGCTGACATGGTTTCCCATACAACTCCATCCATGATTAAAGGTAAAGCCTTGAGTAATTTTTCACCTGATTCAGAAAGTTTACCAAGTGCATCTTTAAGACTTGTACGTTTATACTTTTCAGGTTGTGCTAAAACGCGTAACGCAAGCGATGTTAAAATTAAATAATCTCTTGATTTAAGATTTTTAAATACCGTTTTATATACATCAGTATTTGCGGGTTGAAACATTTCGTCCCAATCGATACCCATTTCTTCGAATAAACTATTCGTGTTTATGAATGCATTATCAAACACAATTCTATGTGCGTGTAAATCTCTTTTACCCCCGGATGGTTCCCACCATGATCCACCCGCGGATTCTTTACGATCGTATATTGTAACTTCATGATCTGTTGACCTGAGTATTTCCCATGCGACTGACATACCGGTTGGTCCGGCACCTATTACGTGAACTCGCATTTATATATACACACAAATATTATTTGAAAAAATTTTCATAGTATAATGTAAGATGGCACTATGTGCATTAAAACCTATTTTAATAAAGCCACCATCAAAACATAAAACTAGGACGTGGAAGTTTGCTGGTGAATTTTTGATACGGAAACAATTTCAAAAAGATCAGGTAAAGTTTGGTGCATGGACGAGGGAACAGATTATTGAACTCGGTCCTACGTTTATAAAATTGGGACAGATCGCATCTTCACGCGTTGATTTATATCCTTTGGAATTTACGAGAGAATTAGAATCTTTACAGGATGATGTACCACCAATAGATAGAGACACGATTGTAGACATGATTGAAACACACGTAAATTCGGGTACATTTTCATATTTTGATCACGAACCATTCAAGTCCGCAAGTATAGGACAAGTTCATAAAGCAACTTTACAAAATGGTAAAGAAGTTGTTGTTAAACTTAGACGACCTAAAATATACGAAATAATGAAAAGTGATACTGATAATATTAAACAAATCGTTGCATTCTTAGAAAACGTTGGTATAGATACAGGTACAAATACGGGGTATGTTCTCGATGAATCTATTGATTATTTATTGGCTGAAACTGATTATGAACAGGAAACAAAAAACGCGAAGAAATTTAGGAAATCTCTCAAAAAAATAGATTGGATGAAAATACCTAAAGTACATGAACAATTGTGTACACCTGATATGATAGTTATGGAATATGTTCCTTCAGAAAAACTATACGATATATCCGACTCAAAAGTTAATCGAAAAAAAGTATGCGAAGCACTGATAAATTCTTACGTGATACAGACAATGGATAAAGGATTTTTCCACGCAGATCCACACCCAGGTAATTTAGGTTTTTCGAATGATGGTAAACTTGTTTTTTATGATTTTGGTTTGGTTATAGAGATTTCGGATGAAATGCGACAAGGATTTAATGAACTATTTATACATATAATAAATAGGGATACGAAAGGTATTGTTGATGTTCTTATACGGTTAGAAGTAATTTTACCAACAACATCGGATACGAGTGATATAGAGCTGTTTTTTAAAACAACACTTAACTATTTAGAAACACTCGATGGAAAAAACATAAAAAATGAGATACTAAACGATGAAAACCTTCTAAAACTAGCACAAGAGAAACCATTTATTATACCAACGGCTTTTGTATACCTTGCAAAAACGTTTTCAACGATTGAAGGAACGTGTGTAAAACTTGATCCAGATTTTACGTATATAGAATATCTCGAACCTATACTTAGGGAACAGGTTTCTGATGCTATAGATATAGGAAGTATATTTTCAACGGCGACAGAAATGCCAAATCGTGTAAAAAATATAAGTACGGCTCTTCTGAGTATGGAAAAATCACGCGCATCTATGAGACGATCTATGGAAAAAACGCGGCGAGAAATGAGGTACGTACAATACAGTGTTTTATTGGCTGTTTTTGCAGGTAACTTGTTGGAAAATTACAAAGATGTGTCTATATTATTAACATTGTTAAGTCTAGATTTAGCATTTAGGGCTTTTCGTAAAAATCAATAGCGGTCGTTTCTGACGCAGGTGTGACAGAGGTTTTATTATCTTTGAAAAAATCTTTATGTTTTTCAAATAAACTTTTAGTTCTTTCAATTTCATCTTTGGCGATGTCATTTATTTTTTCTTTTATACCGTCAACTTCTCCATCTCTTTGTTTACGAAGTTTTTTACCAAACTTCTTAAATTTCTTTTGTGTGGAAGCAAACGTCGTTGTTACATTCGAAAGTGAAAACATTATATTACTTATATAATACTAACATTTTTTATCGAGACCCAACAGTCGTAACTTTTGTTCAAATTCTCGACGTTCACCTACAGATTCAATTGGTGTACCATTTGCGATAGCTTCAATTTCTGGTCCTGATAACTGGATTGCATTCATTCTAAAATCCATAAATGCTTTCATGGTAATCGGTACCAGTGGTTGTACAAGTTCATAAATAGCCTCGGCGTAATCTCTAATTTCTTTTTGTGCACCGAGTTCCATTCTTAGACGAAGATAATGCATGAGATTATGTAAGTCTATTTTCCAGTAAAATTCAGTATATGTCGATTGGGTAAGTGTACCTCTTGCTTGTTCTCTACACACGCCGTCATCGAGTAGATATTTGTATATTTCATACGAATTATCAAAGTGTTTATTTAACGCATTTTCACGATCAGTGTTAATATCAATTTCACCTTCCGAACCTTGGTGGTTTACCTTTGACTGACCACGTAAAACGTCCGGTTTATAATATTGTTCTGGAACTATGGAATATCGTGCCGAGTATTCATTTACACTTGCCATTCTGTGTCGCATGTGTTGACGAGCAATATATATAGGCATTTTGATATGAAACTTAAACTCAACCATTTCGAATGGTGTGTTATGCCAATGACGCATTAAATATCTAATAAGACCCGCATCACCTCTCGATGTCGTCGTACCTTCTCCGTAAGAAACCCGGGCGGCTTGAACAATTGACGTATCAAGATTTTCTCTCGGCATATAATCCACGAGTCTAACGAAACCATGATCGAGTACTTTTTTCTCCATTTATTGTAACTACGGTCATAATCTTTAAGATGTTATCCGAGAGCGATATTCGTAAAAAAATTACCCAACTTCGTAAAAGTGAGGGTAAAATATATGCACCACTCAAGTATTTCAGGGGACTAAGTACACTTAAAAACGTTGAATTGAGGTACAAAAAGATGTTGAAAAAAGACTATACACCTTTCAAAACGGATAAAAAAGTTGAAACAAGAACATCGAGTTATACCTCGAAGTTTCGTAAAAGGTATCCGGGTGTAACAAAACTGAAAGATATATCCAAAGTAACGGGTATACCATTAAAAACTTTAAAAACAGTGTACGATCGTGGATTAGCCGCATGGCGAACTGGACACCGACCAGGTGCGAGTCCACAAGCGTGGGCGTATGCGCGCGTGCACAGTTTTGTTGTTAAAGGGAAGACATATTATACGGCTGATAAGAACTTACGTTAAACAAGTTCCTTAGCTAAATCGTCTATACTTTTATAGTACCGTTTAAGATCTTTCATGAACCGTTTATTATTTTCGAGAACCTCGAGTTCGGTTTTATTCTTATAAATGTACGCTAAATTTGATTTAGAGTACCGCGTTCGTTTTTGGTTCTCGTTAGGTTTACGAGGAACAAGTTTTTTCGACTTTTTCGAAACGCTTTGTATAGGTTCAATACGTTTCGTGAAACTAATGGCTTGCATGACCGTATCAGCAAGATCATCTTTCTTTTTAGACGCATTGAATATAGGAATCCAGTGTGCATTTACTGTATTATTCCATATGAATTGTTGACACCGCTCAATAGACGCTTTCTTACGTTTCGTATACATGGCTTTACCGGGACCCGCAAAATCGGGTATTTTGAATCGCGCATCATAAATGATCGTTTCGGCTTTAGGGTTACGTATAACGAAATAGGTATGGAGAAAGTGTTCAACCATTTTCATTTTTCTATTTTTATCGGGTTGTTTTTCAATGAGTATCGTGTCTGCTTTTAAGATCCACGGTTTATCATCCAAATGGTCTCTTAAAGAAACAAATAATCCATCCTTGTGTTCAGGAGGTACACCAGACACGTCCCACTGAACAATAAGGTTAGACGTTTCGTCGAGCATACACATTGCTAAATTTCGTATACCGACATCTATACTTAAAATCATTAGTATAAAGAAAATTATGTTCTTTAAGTTATTTCAAAAGCATTACAGAAACTAATAACATTATTAAACATGAAGATGATACAGACATATATACACCATAATTAGTAAAAAAATCTAATAAATTCTGAAATATATCGAGACCCTGCTTTGCAGTGTCGCGTGCAACTTCTACAGCTTTTTGTATGGCTTTTAAAGGATTTTTTTCACCTGTTAAAATCATAAGAACGGCAACACCTGCGGCACCTTTCAAACCAAATCTTGCTAAATCTGATTTTTTTGATGCGGCTGCAGCTATAACAGCTGGATCCTCCATTTTTGCTTTAACATCAGCTTTAGGAACACCCATTTCAGTACTTATAATATTTTGTTTTTCTGCTGGAGGTTTATTATCAGTTTTCCTTGCTAATTCTTCTAATTCATCATTCATATCGGATTTTTGAGCAGTTGTCATTTTCTTCGGCTGAACTTGTCGACTTCTAGGTAATTTTAAATTTTCGATTCCACGAGCCTTTATATTGCTAAAGAAATCCATAGCAGATCGTAAATTAAATCTCGCCATTTTATTTATATTATACCGTAACATTTTTAATGGAATCTTTTATTTTCAAAAATGCTGATATTTTATTCATATATTCATCTTCAATATTAATATTTATATGTTTAAAACCTAAATCGTCTGTATATACGTATTTTGGATTTAGTTCATCGGCTATAAATCCTATATCTTCACCTGATAGACCATACGTTGTTAAAGCGACGTGGTTCCATTTAAATGTGTACACGTTTATACCTTTAAATGGAAAATCCTTTTTTATAAGTTTTATGTTATCCTTGAGACGCTTATCACTGGCTCTACGCGATCGAACTAAAACGGAACCTGAAAAGAATTCGGCAATTTTTTGTTTATTTGATACTTTACAATCTTTTTTATCTGCATCGTAATCTATACCTTTAGAATCACAATAAGATCTAGTAACTAAACACTCTTCTTTACCGTTTCGTACGTTATATTGAAACCTGGGTGTATTCGTTATACCCGGTTTATGACCATCGGCGCGCGTTTTTGGAATCATACACCATTGCCATGCTAAAAAATTTGCGCGTGCACACACTTTTTGTTGTGGACTCTTTTTTGTCGTTTTCATAACAAGAAATTCTGGTTGGTATTTTTTCCAGAAATCACCAAACACTCGGTCAGTATCACGAAAAGTTCGATATTCTCCACCCGATGTAAACATGGGTTGTGAAATTGGGTTAGTTACATCTGCTTGACACCCACTACGTGTAATGTTACACACTTTTTCATTATCATTCCATTCTGTGAGACCTCTACTACCGTATTCTGATGGTATTTCTGTACATAATTTCTTCATTGCGTATTCATAAGCTTTATTAAGATCGTCTGCGGTTGGTACACTTTTACTCATACTACTAGTAACACCGAAAATAAAAATAAACAAAGGAAACACGATAACGACGATGAAACGTAAATAAGTCTATTTGATTTATCACCTGGGAGTGGTGGTAGACTGATATCAGGTACTTGTAAAGATCTGGTTTCTAAACGTTCTTCCCACCCATCTTCAATACCAATACTCTTTAAATATTCATTTTCATACTCGGTGTATTTTTGCGCCCACTTATTATCTGGATCCATAGAAAACCCAAAAAAAGGATTATAATCATAAACAAAATCTTCAGGGTAAAATAAAATTTCTTCGTCAAATGCGTCGGGGTATCCCATATCCGCGTAGCCTTCACGTAAAGCCGTTTCGTAATCGTTTATAATGTTATCAATATACTCTTTATGAAATACGTTCAATATACCTTCCTTATCTTGTATATCTATAATGGTATTAAATATAGTAAACGCGAGATCGGCAATAAATATAATACCACCTATAGCTGCACCTGCAGCACACCCAGCTGGACCTAGAGTACATCCACCAGCTGCAACTGCACCCGAACGAGCCGCTGCCGTACCAGCACTTTTACCGAGTGATTTTAAAACTGTATTTGCGGTTTTTTTAGCAAATAACTGACCCATACGTTTAGTAATATTTCCCTGAACCTTTTTAGCTGACGTTTTTTGAAGACGTTCAAACATTTCTTTTGTAAACTTGGCATCATACCTACCTAACCCTTTTTGTAAAGCCTGTTTACCACCAAGATTATAAATAACACCCTTCGCCGAATCTTCAACTAAACTGGATATAACTACGGACCCAACTATATCCTGGGTTATTAAAAGTCCTTTATTTTCTGAATTCAAAAGATTTGTATCAACATAATCATTTTCGGTACCTACAGAGGACATTATTACTATTACTTACAAAAAAATATAAATGTATTATAAATGCTTTCAGGACAAACACAGTTTCGTATAGTAGCAACATCAATTGGTGTTGTTATTGCACTCATAATTTATTACACGAGTATCAAATCCGGGACGGATAAAAAAGAATAATCTAATAGTTTTTTTGTATGTATACTATAAATATGGCAGACAGTACTGGACTATTTATAGTACTAATGATTTTTTGTGTTATGTCTATAACATCGTCAATACTTTTCACGTATACGTGTACAGACGGAACGTGGGATTTTGACAATTTTAAAGGTGAACAATGTGTAAAATTTCCAGAGGGGGAGGAAAAACCCGATCCCGCGTGTACTACATTTACGACTCAATCAGACTGTCCTTTTAGATGTAGTTGGGACACCACGACCAGTTCGTGTGGTGAACCACCCAGTACCAATAACCCACCGGTCGTGACATACGAATACGGAACGCCCCGGGCTTCAAATTATAATGAATGTTATGATGGAATGTCTATAAACGAATCAAAAACAACTTTTAACGCTACTGATAATAGTGCGGGTGTACGCTGGTTTTGGTCAGAGGCAACTAAATATTCTGGTTGTAAATCCTCAATCGGAAAATATAGAGTAACAGTATCAAGTTCATTCGATAATCATCAACAAGAATATTATTACGATGTTCTCGCCGGTTCTGCAAATTCTTTTGCTTTTAAAAATGCACCGGGAGGTTGGTTATCGGGACAAAACATAGAGTTCAAAATTTCTGCATTGACACCCAGTGGTTTACTAGTTGCAGATACAATTACAGTTGAACTTGATGCAAACGAATCAACGGATGATGGTTCTCTTGTAGGTGTTGGTATACCAGTTGATTTTAATAACATGACGAAAGTAATATACGGTGGAGACCCACCACCACCAGCACCCGAACCTATAAATTGTTCGGGTGGGACGTGGGCTAATGTAGGTGGGTGTACGATAGACGGCATTACTCAAATTATGAGTGAATGTGGCGAATTAGCAGAGCAAATACAGGTTCTTACTGGTGATGATATTATACCTGCAAGTGACGGTGGAACGTGTGTTACAGAACGAAAAATTCCCTGTGCCACAGTAAGAGATTCATGTAAGGATTTTGATGAGGATAAACACACGCAGGTAATAGATTGTAAACAGGGTCCTTGGATGACACTTAATCCGTGTAATAAATCATGTGGTGGTGGTAAAAAAACGGAATGGCGTGACACAATTACAGACCCTCTAAATGGGGGTACTCCATGTGGCGCTTATACGAGAGAGCTCGACTGTAATACACAAGATTGTCCAATTCATTGTGTGGGTAATTGGTCGTTTCCAGATTTAGGAAAAGTAGAAACCTCCGGAGGCAGCGGCAACAGCGGCGGGACAAAGACGGTCGTTCAAGATGGTACATATATAGTATCTCAAGCTGCAAATCCGTTTGGTGACGCGTGTCCTCACGTCAGTGGTGCCACAAAAACAGTAAGAACACAAGTATGCTCCAAAGCAGACGGACTGAGAAAATTATGGAAAGCGAATTTAACGGATAACTGCCCCGATATGTATATGAACGATGGCCCCGTCACGGAAGGTCCCAATTTCGCGGCTTGAGCGGTTCGAGAGATTTATGGAAAGCAGGTTTCCTCGGTCCACCGTGCCCCGATAAATATATGGGGGACGATGGTCCACTTCAATAGATTTTTTTGTATGTATACTATAAATATGGCAGACAGTACTGGACTATTTATAGTATTAATGATTTTTTGTTTCATGTCTATAATATCATCAATACTTTTAACGTACACGTGTACAGACGGAACGTGGGATTTTGACAATTTTAAAGGCGAACAATGTGTAAAATTTCCAGAGGAGGATAAAACCGATCCTGCGTGTAGTACATTTACGACTCAATCAGACTGTCCTTCTAGATGTAGTTGGGACACCACGACCAGTTCGTGTGGTGAACCTGTAACGTGTAATACATTTACAACTGAATCAGGATGCCCGGTTGGATGCAGTTGGGACTCTGTAAACAGTACGTGTAGCGATTACGTTCCTTCGGGTTCCCAATATAATATGTACACATCAAACATAACAGGTTTATACATTGAAAAATCTGATCATTTTGATGAGTGTTCTGTTCTGTTTGACATAGATCAGTCAATGTCGTGTTATAATAAAAATAACAATGGTGCAGCTGTACGGTGGTTTTTTACAGAAAGTGGTACTATTTCTGCGACGTGTAAGAACTATATTCAAAAAATAAGGGTATTTGTAACTTCTTCACAACCGGGTATCGATAACAATCAATGGTGGTACACGGATTTATCTTCCTCCGTAGCAGATTTTTATTTTAAGGACGCACCCACGGGTTTTGTAACAACCGAAAATGGTGGTGGTACAAGAAAAATTACATTTGTAATTCAAGCTCTTGACAAAGACGATAAATTAGTTTCACCTGAAATATTCGAAGAGCTTATACCAGAATCTAATGCAGAGGATTGTTCTAATCTAGGTGTTGGAACAGGGACTGCGTGGGATGACATAATGTTAAAGTATGTAATTCCAACTGATATACCAGAACCACTACCACAACCCAAAGATTGTGAAGGTGGTGTATGGATTTTAGATCAGGATTACGGGTGTCAAATTAACGGTGAAAAGGTCGAAAAAAGTGATTGTGGACCAAATTGTTTTGAACGATATTATTTGGGCGGTGATAATTATGTTCCAGCGGAAAACGGTGGTTCGTGTATTGTGGATAAAAAAGAAGAATATGGTAGAGAGGGATGCGTCGGCCAAGAAGCTACTGTATACAATCAACCGTGTGTATTAGGTACGAACTGGTTAGCTGTAGCTAGAGCTGAGGTTGATATTTACCCTGTAACAAAAACTAATCAATATGCGACCGGTGGATACTGTTCAAAACAATATCAAGAGAACGCAGATGATGAACCGGGAAAACAATTACAAATAAAAACGCGACTACAAGAACCACAAGGAACAGACCAATTTGGTAATGAATATGTTTGTGGGTCTGAAGAAAGAGAAGTAGAATGTAATAATTTCTTAAAACCAATTGAAGGAGTTTGTGGTTGGGAAAATATAGGTGTTCCAGAAGTAGCAAAAGAATGTGATTCTAATTGTTGTAATAATCAATCCGGTACTTATAGGAGATTAAAACAAAAACAGGTATTTAAAATTACCACTATGCACCAAGGTGATGTACCCGACGATAAGAAATGTTTAACTGGAAATGGAACAGAGAGAGAAACTGAATTTAATGATACCAGCAATCCCTGTGCGACGTGTGGGGGTCTTTCTTGTGGCGGCGGCGGCAAATAACCGACTCTTTAAAAAAAGTCTGCGCGAAGAAGATATTTGTGTGCACAAATAATGGAGTCTTTGTGTAGTGTTCCAGTCGCGTCATCAGTTGTCGCACGTTTGAGTCCTGCGAATGGCGCAGTATGTGGAAAAATACAGAATGGATTAAGTAAATTGACTTACTTAAAGAAAAAAAGTAAATTTAACTTAACTTATGAATGTGGTGTTGGTGGTGTTGCCATCCATTTGAGGGTACTGCTTTAAGCATGCCCCATAAACACGACGAACGACGAAACAAATTCTATACGTCCGGTAACTTCTGTTCATGGAGTTGCATGAAAACATACGCAATCGATAAGTATGGGTGTAATCGCGGCGGACTCATATGTGGAAATATGGTCATGATGCGTCGTAAACTTTTCGATAAGATAGGAACCATAAAAAGGGCACCACACCGACAAAGACTCATTGAGTTTGGCGGTGACTTAACAATAGACAAATTTAGAGAAAACAATGTAGTCGACGTAGAAAAACCTAGAGAAGTAGAAATAGAACCTTTACCGGAACGTGTTATACCTATAGTTTCAAATACGAAGAAACTAAGTGATATAACGAGTGCGTCCGGTAAAAACGAAACATTACGTTTGAAAAGAGAAAAGCCACTCAAACGTAACGAGAATAACTTAGAAACAGCTTTAGGTTTAATCATTAAGACCAAAACCTAAATGTTTTCTTTGTTTGTTCGTGGGTCGTGATTTTGGAAGACATGGCGTTTTCCGAGAGTGAATCCATTTCTCACCATCGTGTGCGATCCACTTTAAATCGTGTTTTTCTATAATTTTTCGACACATAACACAAGGTAGTGATATACCGTCACCGTAACTGGTTTCCCGGCATATCACTAAAGTTCCATGTTTTCGACTGACCCATGATGAAAACTGGTGTAAACGAAACCCTTTTTTAAAAAACGTATGTTTTAATTTTTTTATGAGTCGTCTTTCTGAACAACTTATACAGTCGCTCTCGACTTCACTTTCACTCCCTAATTTGGTCGTATAAGTAGTCACAGTAGTATATGACATTTGATTATACGAGCGAATTATTTTTAATATCGTTACAGTTAGTACACGTGGGTCCGGAAAAAACGAAGGAACAGTGATCACACTCATTCAAAATAGTAACATTGCGTTTAACGAGTTTGTTTTGAGAATACAAAATAAGGTCCCTGATTGTGTACACACCATACATGACCATGGTTTCTAAATTTGGAAACTTCATTATTATTTATACGAGAAGAAACTTTATGTCATGTTATTTATTTGAAACATCCAAACAATTTTTTACACCCCGCACTTGTTTTTAACATAATGGCAAAACTATCAATCATACCTGGAACCATAGCCTTGAGTAGCGTTTCGAATTCGGTATCAACATCACCTTCATCGATTTGTTCAATAATAGAAAAGATCAAGTCGGTGACGAGTTCTTTCTTATCAGGACCAGAAATAGTTTTGAGGTTTTGGGCTTGGAGCATAAGTGTAGAAACCAATACACACACATTTTCCTTGGTAACGCGTTTACCTCGGTACCGTTCAACGATTTTCTTCATTTCCAGAGCGACGTTCTTGGACTGTTTCGATTTAGAATCGTAGTTCATAACAATTTTTTCAGGCGTTTGGGACATTTTATATATCTATAAGAATTAATTTCTTTAATAACTATAATATGGATACAACGGAGTATTTACCTATTATTGCTATAAGTATAGGTTTATATCAAATGTTCTATAAATTTAATAAAGTACATAAATCGAGTGATGATACTGAATTCGATATAGTTTATATTTTATCGGGTATTATTGCGAGTTTATTATGGACCGTCTATCAGCATAGAAAAGGGTCAAATATATCTGTACTTTATTCGTCAATGGGTTTGTTTCTGGGTATGTATACACTCTTAAAGATGTTAAAGAGTACACCCACTAATAAAAAAGAAGAATGAAAACAATTATACATAAACTACAATTCGGTACAATTCCACCAAAAAATAAAAGACGAAAACGACCAACAACAAATGCATCTAATGGGAGTGAAGGACCTCCACCACCTGGACCAAATTTCCCATATATTGAAGTTGTAAATGGACGAGCGGCAATGTATGGGTCTGTATTGGGACTTACAAACTGGGGTCTTACGGGTTTGAACGTTGTCGAACAAATGTCATACCCACCATTTTCATTGATAGGTCTTGGATGTACTCTGTTAGCAACGTATTCGGTAACGAGTGCTTTTACGACATTAACAGAGGAGGATTTTGAGTTATTCGCTATGCGAAATGTAGGACGAGGTGCTATGGTTGCATTCACGGGATTGGCAGCTGCTGGTATTTTGGGTGTTTAAAAGGGGTATATTCGTATTTTTTACTATATATGATACAAACTTAATCATATTCATTTTTTCCTCGAACGTAAATGTTCCTGCTCCACGCAACACGTGGGCCAAGAGCATAATCATTAAATACATAGATTCGTGTATTTCCATATTAAATAGTTTTCTTTCTGAAGGCCTCTCCTAACTTAGGATATTTTTTAAACGTGAAAAAACCACCTAAAAGTAAGCAAACGATCCATCCTACTATAGAACCAATTGCAAAATTTTTATCCATATCTTCAACATTATCTTTACACTCATCCTGGGACATAATGTTATACGCGATAGCGGATGCTGTAATACCCATTATGGAATATATAAGGGTAAAAACACCACCTTCATTTTTCACAAATTTCATGAGTAAAAGAACAACGGGTATTGTTATACCTATGGTCATAGTATGACTCATAAACATTTTAAGGTTTTGAAATTTTTCGGAATCTTTTATACCTTCACATTTGTTATATTTATCAATACCGAGGGCGGTAATGGCAACAAAGAACACACCAAGAATAATGGTAAACAAAATTTGCATGTATCCTATTTCAACTTCAATGGAACCGGTTCTCAATTTTCTAACAATCGAAGCTAATTTTGGGTCTTGTACAACCTCAGACATTTACAATGTACTGAGAAATTATTTTAAATTTATAATTACATCAAAGTATCATATAAATCATTACTTGATTCCGGGACTTTATAGTTACCATTATTGTCCCAACGATTATCTTGTTTTTCAATTGATTTAATATGCCATAAAGCGATCCTTGGATCAGCTCGTAATTGCACTATTTTATCTGTACCAGATACAACTTCATGTAATCCACGAGTCCATTTTATATTTTCATTATTTTTTAAAATACGACCCTGATAATCTGGCCAGTTAATCCAATCGAGTTCATTTGTTTTAAATTTATATTTTTCAAGCCATTCTTGTGTAAACCCTGGGTGAATATTTATTCTTGGTACCATTACTAATTCGGCTCCAGAATCGTGTATCATTTTTTTAATATTTATAATAAGATCCTCTTTTGGCATTTCATCGGGATCTATCATAAATACATAATCACCCAAACACTTAGTTAAATGGAAATTTCTATGATCCGCAAAATTACCATCGAAGTCTTTTTCACACGTTACTATTTTATCACCGAAATATTCGATGACGTTTTTAACATTTTCGGTAACATGTAATGTATCTATTAAAATATTAATTTCATCTTCTTCATCCTTTACTTTTAATAAGAACGATACGAGTGAAAATAAATCACGTGATTCATTACATACACAAATAGCGTAAGATAGTTTCATTTATAATATGTACAGTGTATTCTTTAATATATCGCACCTAAACAATTTATAAACTTAAAGAAATTAATGTATTTTTTACTATAATGTCGCGTATATGTATTGTATTTGCTGGTAGAGAAGACAGAATGCAAATTTTAATGCATTACTTAAATAAGGCTCTAAAAGAAAAAAAGTTAGATGAAATACATCTTTGGAATTATTCAAGGAATGATTCTGATACTACATGGGTAAATAGTCTGAAATCGGATAAAATAAAGATTTTTAATTCGGACGATAGAACAAAAATAGATTACGAAAATGGGGGTTCTTCTTGGAAAGTTGATAACTTTAGTTTGGTATGGAAAGAATATACAAAAGAAATATACGAGGATAGTCTATTTGTAAAAATGGATGACGATATAGTTTATGTAGACATAACTAAGTTCGATGAGATATTTGATTTTGTAAAAAATAATGATACTTTATGGACTACTCCTATAATTGTTAATAACTCCTTAACAATAAATACAACAAATTTCATGGAAGTGATAAGAGCAGGTGACAAAATTGTAGATGTAATAAATGATCACAAAGCTGCTGAACTTATGCATGAATTATTTACAAATAATAAATTAACCAATACAATTTTCTCGCCAATTGTCGTTAAACAATATGAACCTAACTGTCCTAGAGCTCCAAAAGTAGTTATAGACAATAAATTGAGTTGGGGAGGTGATCGTCTAGGAACATGTTTTGGCGGTGAATATTTGGGGTATATACAGATAAATACATTGTTTTTTAATAAACATCTTATTGAGCATATAAAAGAAATATTTAAAACACGTGAACATTTTATAGATGAAACAATGTTTAATTATCCGCATATAAAAGATTGTAAATATAAACCGTACATATACCCAAGTATTATGTGTTCACATATGTCATTTGGAGCTCAAGATGAAAAAATTGACAATGAAGGTATTTTATCTATGTATAAAAAAATAATATCTCAATAATCTATATGCTCGAAGAAGAACTGAAATGCATTGATGCACTTAATATAGAAAATATTAAGAATATGGCACATCTTGAGAACATTTTAGAATTTCACAAAATACACATGTCTACCGATGATGACAAGTATATATTAGATGAATATTCGGCATGTGATAAGGTAAGTAAAGATGTAATATCGTGGTACTATCGTAATAAAAAAATACTTGATCAGATGAAAGAATGGACAGATATTTATAAAGAAGAATTGATTCAGTATAAACAGAAGGTTTTAAATGTTAAAGAACGGATAAACGAAATGAAAAAACATTAATACAACTTAAGAATTTCAGCAACGGCTGGATGTCGCAAGATGTCGTCATCGTCCATGATGACATGTTCGATATATTCTAATTCTAAACATTTTATTCGTTTAACAAGATCAGCAAGACCGTTTCTTGGACCTAAATCACTTTGTTTCAGGTCACCCATGACGATCATTTTAGAATTATCACCCAATCTCGTTAAAAGCATCTTCATTTGGTTAGGTGTACTATTTTGCATTTCATCTGCGATTATAAACGAATCATTGAATGTTCTACCCCTCATAAACCCCAATGGTTCTATACACACGTGTTTTTCAAGTTGGTTGCGTGTAAGATAATTTTCGAAAACATCCATCATAGGTCTCGTCCACGGTTCCATTTTTCGTTCCATTTCACCGGGTAAGTATCCCATATCTTCATCCGCTGCAACTATTGGACGTGTAAGTATAAGACGGTTACATTCCTTGTTTATTAATTTTTCGGCTGCGACCTGGCACCCAAACATTGTTTTACCTGAACCCGCTGGCCCGGTTGCGATTACAATAGGTTTTGGAGACTGTATAACTCTTAAATATTCACATTGACCAGGGGTTTTTGGGAAGTTCATCTATATAAATTAACTTAAGGTTTTTTTTCTAACAAGATAGTAAGATGATGCTACAAAGTATTAGATTACCATGTACTATTAAACCTGTAAAAAAATATAGAAATCATACATTAACACGATGTGTTTCCGGTAACGATTATTCTGATCAAACATTTGATGACGTTGATACCGTACTTGTAAAATATTTCACATTTAGATCTACACAATATACATTAGGACAGGTATATGAAATGGATATGTCGCCTATGAAAAGTGAGTTTAATTGGTTATGTGATTTTTCAAATGAACATAACCCGAGTTCAGGTGATGCGTTTATTGAGGCTCTATATGAAAATGGTAAATCAAATATTGCAACTCGTATTATGGAAAATAGAGAAGGTTTATTAAAACGTTGGTTATCGGAAACGAATGAAACAAATGGTGAAAAATTGGGATTAAAAATACATAAGAAAAATATGGATATATCTCGAAATATGCTAACAAAATCACTTGAAAAAACATTAGAGACATCTAAGTCCATGGATGAGGTATAAAGATTTTTCTCTTTTTATTATAAGATGCAGTTTCATTTTATAGGTATTATAAGAGGTGGATATACAACTATAATAGATCCGGATGGTACACCACGTATTATATGTTTTAGTGAAAAGAAAACTGCTCGTAAATGTATAAGTTATATAAGTGAATATCGCTCCGCATATGGTGTTTGGCCCGATATGAATTTACAGGAACCCGTTGCACGTATAAATGCAGATATATTAGCAAAAAGACGAACCCCCGAAGAAGTAAAGAAATACGTTTATTTAGAAGAAAAAGTTAGAAGTCAACTGGATGAAATGTCAGCCGGAACGGGTATATCGTATTTTTATTGTCACAATTTTAGTTATAAGGAAGATTTGTTAAGAATAAACATGTCCGGACAAAAAATAGAAGGTGAGGCAGATGATAGATATTATAAATCGCGATTGAATACGAGGTTAAAGGGTGTATGAATATATAATATAAATGTCTTTTGTTAAAAAATTCGACCCGACAAAAAAGGAACACGTTGAATGGTTACAAGAAATAGATGTATCCATGTCAAAAGCAAGCAATCAAGAAAAGTATGGTAGTGTCGATTTCATGAAAATAGTAAACGATAACCCATTTGGTATAAAAATGTCAAATCCAATGGAATGGGCAGAATCACATTTTCAACTTTGTATGAAGTTTACACAAGCTGTCTTCCGAGGAGTAGCTTTCATTCCTACTCAAGGGGCGACTGATTAAGTGTGCAGAGGATCTCGTTCTGGGGTGTGTCTCTTTTGTCATATGATGATACTCCTTGAGTGTAAAATTCTGTGGTTCAGAGTCTTCGTCCATTCGTATGAGTAAAATCTTACCCATAACAGTCATATTTGTAAATGGTCTAGGGAGTCTATTTAAATTCATAGATAATTCGAAAATAGACGAATCACATATGACTATAACAACGGAATTGTCAGGCCATTGTCCTAAAAATGTAGCTTTACCCCGTAAAATTTTATAAATTTCATTTTTTTCAGGTGAAATATCTAAATCTATTTCATGAATATCATTTTTCCCCTCATTTACTAAAACTGCAATTGTCATTCCTAGGATGTACAAATAAAAAAGTTGCTTTTAATAAATGAACAAAGCTGTCATATCATTAATTGCCCTCGTTATCGTATTCTTTATACTCAGAGAGTCCGAGATATACACAAATCTTGTATTAGATACAGAATGGAAAGAAACACGTAATAGACCACTTACCACATCCGATCCATTTAATAAATGTTCTCCTGAATCTTTTGGTGATTGTAAAAAAGTTAAAATGCCACACTTAAGTAGAGCTTAATTTACAAAGTATTAAAAATGTTATCGAGACAATATACACTTGAAAAATATGCTGAATTACTCGGTTTATCTAAAGAAGATACAATATGTATAAATTTAGAAAAGTCTACGTATAATTCAACTATACGTAAAACGAACGAACTTGGTGATGTACCTTCTACCGATAATAGGTTTTTCGTAAACCGATACAAACATACATTTTTAAAAATTAAACACAATTTAATACATTCACCAACACTCAAAGAACGTATTTTAAACGGTGAATTAAAACCAAAAAGTGTTTTAGAATTATCACATCAGGGTTTATGGCCCAATGGACCATATTCAAAATTATTAGAAGAAAATATTAGACAGAATATGAAAAAGGATTGGGTTACAAATATGATTAACGACCCCGAATATAAGGGTATGTTTAGATGTAATCGGTGTAAATCATATAAAACAACCTTTTATCAAATGCAAACACGTAGTGCTGATGAACCTATGACTGTATTTGTTACGTGTCATAACTGTAATTCTAGGTGGAAATCATAATTTTCATGGCGTATTGTGTATGTGTTAAATCCGTATCCATGTCACCAACAGATAAAATATAATTTAAACCGGATTCACGTTTAATATTACCTTTATTATGTGCTGGTGTTAACACAAGCTGGTCGTATGGTATACCATATTGTTTAAGTTGATACTGAGTAAATTCTAAATTCCATTTCATGGCTGGACGAGCTGTAATAATGATAATTTTATAACCTAAATGTTTAGCATAATGTAATAACTTAATAATAGGAACATTCGCATTACCATTCGTAAAAATAAGAGTATCGTCTATGTCGAACATAACGGCGTCTTTTTCATCTATCACTCTATTTTTAAGAATTGCGTCCATTTAATATACTTTAAGAATTAAAAACATCTAAAATAAAATGGAAACCCAGATAATTGACGTTGATTTTGATGACGGGTTTAAATCTATCGCGAAAATAATAAAAGATTGTTATAATGAATATGAAGTAGCATTATTAGAATATTACGGTGACGGTGAATGGGATTTTGATACGGAAGAAACTACTACTATCATGAAAGATGCTGTATCTGGGTTTTACGACACTACTAATCTCGAAAATACGGGTCTATACGAAAAACTTAAGAATGGTATGTATGCCGAGGTTGATGAATCTGATTTTGAATATGAATTAGCCTCTTCAGAAGACGACGAATCGGAATCGGATGTATCTCTAGACGACGAAGAATTTTAATATAGGTATACTATAAATGAAAAACCAATATATGTTACCAGCTTCCGTAGTCGCCTTCGTGCTTCTTTATACCTTCGTGTTTAAACCAAACAAAAATGAAAAGTATTGTGGTGCGTGTGGATTAAAGTAATATCGCTCTATAGTATTAATGGACCCCTTTAAGAAACGTGTCACAAAGAACGATAAGAAGGCTAAAAAAGGATTATATACACAAAAGTATATTAGACTTAAACAGGAGACGCTTAGTAGTAATAATAAGAAAGAAGATGGCTCCGTACAACCCACCAAACACACACTACAGTCAAATGGACGTGTCAATGTATGAAGAAGACGATATTTTCAAGTTTATCGGTAAAAGTGGTAAGAAATTTTACTGGTTAACGCGATACCTTGATCTTTCGTACATGTGGTATGATAAGGAACGAAAAGTTATCGAACTTTGGGGACCCTACGAGTCACTCCAATATTTTTCGGCCCATCAAATTTTAGAATGTGAATTAGACCTAAGTTGTAATAAAATTTTAGTATAATAAAGTAAAAAATGACGAAACTCGCACCCGGTTCCTTTTTATATAATATTTTATACGGTAAAAATGATAATACTATAGAGAAAAAACCCTTTTATGTCCAGAATAAGAAAGATTATTTAGAAAGTTTGGAAAGAAACTGTAAAGAAATGGGCATTCCATTTAAAAAACCGTATGTCGAAGAAATGCCACCATATGAAAAAGTTGACGATTCTATCGAGACTCATATTGAATACCTTGATCAAATTGTGGTTAATCTAAACGTATTAAAATCAGGTAAAGTTCGCGTGAAAGTACTACCTCAAATGGCGGTACTAAATGAAAAGTATTATTCAAAATATAAGATACCACCAATAAAGAGTATAACAAGTGCATTAAAATCAATTGGATATTCACAAGAGTTTATAGATTCCATGATGGTAAAATACAAGAAACGTAACGAACTCATAGAAAAGAAATGGAAAATACTCGAGAAAAGATTTGATGCACCTTCAACAGCGTCTAGAAACAAAAAGAAGAAAGCGGATAAGAAAGCCGAAACCGAACCCGAACCCGAAACGGAAGTGGTTGACGATGAAGATCTAGAAGAAGAAACTAAAGAAGATGATGAACCAGAGGAAGACGAGGCAATTGTTGTTGATGATGAAGGTGACGAAGAAGAAGTCGTTGAAGATGATTACGTGTCAGATGGAGGCGATGAATAAAACTTAAGTTAGAACGCTTTTTAATAAAAATACAATTTTACAAAATGAATATATTTTTTCTCTCGATGAATCCCGAAGAGCTTGCTTATATGTACTGTGATCAACATGTAATCAAGATTCTACTCGAAATATGTCAAATGATGTATACTGCATGGTTTTACTCGGGTCAAACCGAATACGTAGAATCAAATGCACCTTATACTGTAAACGGAGCACGTCGAGGGTACAAAGCTGCACATAAGAAACACCCTACAACATTATGGATATCATCCAGTATTGATAATTATAATTTTGCAGGTGAAATAGGAATGTGTCTTGCACTCGAATACAAAAAACGATTCGGTAAAATACACGCGTGTTCTAAACATATACTTTGGTTATACGAAAATAAACCTTCACACTTCGAACTTCGTGAAAGTGAAACCGCATATTACCCCATACACGATTTTAAACATGGACTTACACGAATACCGGCGTGTATGCCCGATAAATACAAAGTACCAAGTATTATTGAATCGTATAAGTTATATTACACAGGTGAAAAAGAGATTTTTGCGAGATATACTAGAGTTTAATTTAAAAATATACTATAAGATGAACTGGAAACAGTTCCGTAAACGTTTAAGAAAAAAGCGTAAAAAAATACAAAAATTTATAGATAAACGTCCAATTATTATAATTATATTCTTACAATTAAGTATAATGGGGACCATGTTAACCGTATCAAAATTATTTAGTTCTCCACCTTTAAAAATAGAAAAGAAACCAGAATATGAACATAGAATATATAGTGATTTTATCAAAGGTGTTAAGAAAAACGAAATCGTTAAAGCGGAAATAAATCCACAAAGTGATATCGTATATTTCGAAGAAAAAAATGGAACTGTAGGTACATCGTATTACACACCTTCGGAAGATTTTTGGAAAACGATGTCCGAAAGTCAAGTTGATTTTGATTTAGTTCGAACACCAATTGGTGGAAGTTTTAATGATTTTATATCGTTCATGTTCATTACTATAGGGTTCTTTGCAATTTTTAGAATGTTTACGGGTGGTGGTATTGGACAAAGTCCTTTTTCTATGATGAAAAACGACATTGATGTGGAAAGTCAAATAACGGTGCGATTTGATGATGTTCAGGGTATAGATAGCGCTAAGGATGAACTTGAAGAAATTGTTGATTTTCTTAAGTCACCCGAAAAATACTTTGGTACCGGTGCTAAAATACCAAGAGGCGCATTATTAACAGGTAAACCAGGTACGGGTAAAACACTTTTAGCACGTGCTATAGCGGGTGAATCTTCCGTTCCTTTTATTCAGTGTTCGGGTTCATCGTTCGTTGAAATGTTTGTAGGTGTAGGTGCAAAAAGAGTCCGTGATATATTTGAATTGGCACGCGAAAACCAACCGTGTATTATATTTATAGATGAAATTGACGCGATTGGTAAGAAAAGAAGTATGAATGGGTTTGCAGCAAATGATGAGCGTGAACAAACAATTAACCAATTATTAACGGAAATGGACGGTTTCGAGAATGAAACTGAAATTGTTGTTATAGGTGCAACAAATCGTATCGATATACTCGACGATGCGTTATTACGTCCCGGTAGATTCGATCGTAAAATACAAGTTTCTTTACCCGATGTCCACGGACGAGAAGAAATACTCAAAGTACACGCTAAAAATAAACTTTTAAGTCCAGAAGCAAGTCTTCGTGATCTTGCAAAACAAACGACGGGGTTTTCGGGTGCCGATCTCGCAAATGTTATGAACGAGTGTGCGATACGTGCTGTTCGCGATGAAAAATCTGGAATGATAACACCAGATATTATTGAAGACGTGTATCAAAGAATAGTTGTTGGTGCTAAAGGAAACCGCGCCGTTTCTGAAGCGCGTAAGGCGCGAGTTGCATACCACGAGGCGGGACACGCTATTATTGGTGTACTCATGCAAGAATACGATGAAGTTCGTAAAGTGAGTATTCTACCAAGAGGGGACGCGGGTGGTGTTACATATTTTCAACCATCGACGGATGATATAGGTATGTATACGAAAGACTACCTTTTATCACAAATTAAGGTTGCACTCGGTGGACACGCCGCGGAGGAAGTTGTTTATGGGAGAGAACATGTTACTACGGGTGCATCCAGTGATTTTCAACAAACATTTAACATTGCGCGTGAAATGGTGACTACGTACGGTATGAGTGAAACTATAGGTAAAATGAATATTAACCCTGATCTTATATCTCCCGTGACAGCAAACCATATCGATATAGAAATACATGATATAGTTGAAAATTGCTACACAGAAGTGAAAGAACTTCTTAATGCATACCGCGTTAAACTCGAACACTTGAAAGAAATACTCGTCGAAGAGGAAATCGTCGATGGGAGTCTTGTATACGAAATGATAGCATCGTGTGATTTAAGAGACCGATTGAAACCAAAGGATGCTACAATGCAAGCATATATGGATGCGTATGATAGTTTTGAAGAAGCGAACGAGATTTAAAAAATATATTCGAATAAAGTATATGGTGGACGGTCAGGACTTTCTTTTTTTAAACAATTTTATATTCATACTGTTCAGGGTAAAAAAAGATATATGTTACTAATAAGATGAGAAACGTAAAATTAACAAATAATACACAAAATTTTATATCATATGAAAAATTTAAAGCTGGGGATGTAGCCATCTATATAAAACGAAATAATCAGTATATAAGTTTTGAAACGTTAAGTAAACTGATACAAATTGATATATTGAAACTTACAGGTAGTAAAGTACCACTTACATCATCCCATATACCCCTATATCTAAAAAATTTACGGGAAAAGGCGGTTATTTTATCTGAAAATCCATATAATCGTCAAAAACTTTACCGAAAAGATATAGAAATCGTCAAGTTTATTTCAAACACGAAAACGAATATTAACAAATTACGAGAAAAAGTTAAAAACGCAGAAAAGGCTTATAAACTCGCAAAAATGAGAAGTAAAGCACTGGAAAACGCATCTAAAAAGAACCGAAGACCAAATGTAAACAATAATAATAAACCTAAAACAAAACGGGTAAAAAGTAAATAATGTCAGCTCGCGAAGTTATAATAAAATATAAGGTACTAATAAAACAATGTATAACACGATTTCAATCGCAGTTATCATAACACTCGTTTACGGGTACTTATACTCTATGATGAAAGAAGATTTTGGGTTTTCAGATGACCCAATCGACCCATACTACTTTGCACTTACAACAATGAGTACAGTCGGGTACGGTGACTTTTTACCAAAAACGAAACGCGCAAAAGCGCTTGTCATGTCACACCAATTGATTATTTTATCTGAGCTTGCGACGATACTTGGTAAAATGACGAAATAATTTCCACACTTTTCAAAAAAATGTTTTTATATGGTATAAGATATGAATAAGAGTACCGATAATTTTATTAAGAATAATCTTTCTATTTATAGTACTTGGCTCAATAATACAGATGTGAATAAAATAAAAAAAGATCTCAATAATGGAAACATAACTCAGAACCAGGCTATGGTTAATGCATATAATATATCAAACGTTAAATATAAACAAAATATGATTCGTTTCGTACCCGAAGTGGTGAAAATATTTGGTCCAAATGCTATGAAAATCAACAACCTCAAAAGTAAGGTTATGAAAATTAAGAACATATACCCTAAATATCCACCGTGTATACCAGCTAAAAATGGTAAAGGTGATGCAAGAAAAACCGTAGAAGCAATTAGTAAACAATGTGCGACTTATTGTACTAGAAAGGCTAAAAATTTAGCTGGAGCGGTGACATTTCAACCAAAATTAAACGTAGCACAAAGGAACGCCATATATAAAATTAAAAGAAAGAGAATTAGTGAAAATAATAAACGAATGTTTATTAAGTTAATAAAGAATGGTGAAAATATTAAAAGGGTACAAAAACGGGTAGCCGAAGCTCGTCGAATATTTTAAAATAGAGCAAATAAGCAGGTATAATTCCACACTTTTCAAAACCCGGTACTTTCGGGATTTTTAAAAATGATGATTTGATTTGTAATTAGTTTTTATTTTTTAGAACTCATTTAGTTTAACGAGTACAGGAAGTTATCTTGGTTATAATTTGTGTTCTATAATCTTCACTGAATCTATCGTTATCCGTGAAATAATATTTTTCATGTAACCATGTAAGAGTTGCAGAGTCAAGTTGAATTACGTAATTACGACCAATTCCTGTGCTATTTATAGGATTTATATTAGTTTTATCACCATATAAATATTTGAGTAAATCAAAAAATTTGTAATTTTTAGATCCAGATGTCTGATACATATGAAGACCATATGTAGTCCAAAGAACATTAGGCTTTTCTTTGTCATTAGTTTTTGAGAACTTTACTAATTTTGTACCATCAAACCTCAAAGCAATTCTGCTGCCAACCTGTAAATCATAAAGATGATTATCAGTACGCTTTTCCGTATTTAAAAACATTGTTTCGTTTCTAACGTTTTTATTTTTCATAGCATTTACATATCTTTTAGAATTTTTATTGGTTATCATACTTCTCGGTGCGCCAATACTTTTATTTCCACCTTTAACAAGAGTTTTCAATTTATGAGTTCGTCCATGGTTCATAGCTATAAGAACTTGTGCGAACGTACGATACCCAAGGGTTTTTGCTTGACCAACATTGGCAAAAACTACACGTCTTCTCAGAAGTGCGTCATCTATTTTACCTCTAAATCCACATTTATCACTCCTATTGGTTCCGTGTTTTTTTATCGCGTTCCATACGAAATGTAAAAATAAAGATTTAGGATTAAATGCGTTGAATGTATTAGGATTACTGACCATATTTTGAAGTGATCTATTAGATAAAGAATTATGGTCAGCTGGACCAGATTCTAAAGCTAATGTCATTCCATATATTCTTTGTGATTTATATAATATTCTAAATGATGCGATGAGTTTTCTTAGATCATTTGGGATTTTATTTATAGTATTTTTACTATCTTTACTTAGTGTGCTAATGTAACTTTCAAAACTGTTTAGTCTACTCGAACTGTTGTTTTTCGCATTGTGGTGTAAGTAATGTGTGATCGCTTTGACAGCATCAAGGTCTTTTATTATATCATTAATTCTAAAACTAAGTTTTTGAAAATGAAGACCAACATCACCATCACTAGCCATATTCGTTGTTCCCCCGGAAAGTTCTATGAAGGTATTTTTACTACAAAGTGAAAAAATATCATACACTTTAGCTTTATTCTCTGTTTTGTCGTTATCATCTATCTGATCCTTTTCCAAAAAGAGTGTTCGTAATGCATATAAGCGGGATGATAGTGGTTTAGACAATCCCGAATATTTGTAGTCTTTAAGATGAGTATAAATCTTATTATAATGTCTTAATGTTTGATCATATTGTTTTTTATTGAATGTTGATGGTAATCGGTCCTTAAACGTTTTATAGTCATTTACAAGACTTATAAAATAATTCAATGTTTCATCGCTTATTAACGCTGGATTGAATGCATTTTCAGATCTTCCTGTGCGCGTACTTCTCAATTGAGTTTTGGCTCTTTTAATGTTAATATTTCTTTGAGCATTAGTTTTATTAACGACACTATGTAAGTATGGGTATTTATAAATCATATTTATATTTGTTGCCTTATTCGGGTTTTCTCTTTTCAACGCGTTACGATTTTGTTCGCTTATTGGTCTTTTACTAAGTGTTTTAGCCGTAGCTGGTTTTTTAGCCGTAGTCGGTTTTTTAACCGTAGTCTGTTTTTTAACCGTAGTCTGTTTTTTAACCGTAGTCGGTTTTTTAGTCGTAGCTGGTTTTTTAACTGGTTTTTTAACCTTACCTGGTTTTTTCCTAACACCTGATGTTTTTGGTTTTAATGACGGTGTTTTTCCCTGAGTTGTCTTTTTTTGTTTTATTCCTGCAAATGGATTAGGACCCCCAATAGGGGCTGATATACGAGTTCCCTGAGTATTATTAATAATACTATTATTATTACTTTGTGAATTTGGAAAATTTTCTAAAGTACTTTTATTTCTATTATTTCTATTATTTTTACTTTTATCAGATCTTCCAAAAATTCCACGAAACATTATTCTTACCTTCAAACAATATTTTTTTTACATAAAGAAATAGTGCGTGTACAAAATATATAAAATGACTCAAGCAATCGGTATTGATTTAGGAACAACGTATTCGTGTGTCGGCGTCTGGCAAAACGACCGCGTGGAAATTATCGCGAACGACCAAGGAAACCGTACGACTCCATCGTACGTCGCGTTTACGGAAAATAATGAACGTCTTATCGGGGACGCGGCGAAGAATCAAACAGCCATGAACCCCAAAAATACAGTTTTTGATGCAAAGCGTCTTATCGGAAGAAAGTTTTCGGACCAACAGGTCCAAGACGATATGAAAGATTGGTCGTATAAGGTTATCCCCGGTGCTGCGGATAAACCCATGATTGAAGTTGATTTTAACGGTGAAACGAAACAGTTTGCGGCTGAAGAAGTATCATCTATGGTTCTTACCAAAATGAAAGATATCGCGGAATCGTATCTCGGTAAGAAAGTAACGGATGCGGTTGTAACGGTCCCGGCCTATTTTAACGATTCGCAACGACAAGCGACGAAAGATGCGGCAACTATCGCGGGTCTGAACTGTCTTCGTATTATTAATGAACCAACTGCGGCGGCTATCGCGTACGGTCTCGATAAGAATAAAGATGAGGATATGAACGTACTCATTTTTGACCTTGGTGGTGGTACGTTTGACGTTTCGGTACTGAACATTGAAGGGGGTATATTTGAAGTCAAAGCGACCGCGGGAGATACACACTTGGGTGGTGAAGATTTCGACTCGAGACTCCTTCGACACTTCTCTGAAGAGTTTAAACGTAAACATAAGAAAGATATTTCTGGTAATCCACGTGCTCTTCGTCGTTTACGAACGGCATGTGAACGCGCAAAGCGAACGTTGTCTTCAACGACACAAACAACAATTGAAATTGATTCGTTATACGACGGTATTGATTTCTATACATCCATTACTCGCGCGCGTTTTGAGGAACTGTGTATGGACTTGTTCCGTAAATGTATGGAACCTGTCGAAAAAACACTCCGAGACTCAAAGATCGATAAATCGAAAATTAATGAACTTGTTTTGGTCGGTGGTTCAACACGCATTCCAAAGATTCAACAGATGTTATCGGACTTTTTTAACGGTAAAGAGTTGAATAAAACAATTAACCCTGATGAGGCGGTTGCATACGGTGCAACTGTTCAAGCCGCCATCTTAACGGGTGAAGGGAACGAATCTGTTCAAGACCTGTTACTCTTGGATGTAACACCCTTGTCACTGGGATTGGAAACTATGGGTGGTATTATGACACCTGTTATTCCGAGAAACACGACAATTCCATCTAAGAAAGAACAAATCTTCTCGACGGCACAAGATAATCAACCCGCGGTGACGATTAAAGTCTATGAAGGTGAACGTAAGAAGGCGACCGATAACAGTTTACTTGGTACATTTGATTTAACGGGTATTCCAGCCGCACCGAGGGGTACACCACAAATTAATGTAAGGTTCGATGTTGATGCAAACGGTATTTTGAACGTAAGCGCAGAAGATAAGGCCTCGGGTAATTCGGAAAAGATTACCATTACGAATGATAAGGGGCGGTTATCGAAAGAAGACATTGAAAAGATGGTCCAAGATGCGGAAAAGTACAAAGACGAGGACGAAAAGTACGCGAAAAGGGTCGAGGCGAAGAATGGTCTAGAAAACTATTGTTACCAAATGAAAGGAACGGTCGAAAAGATTGAAGGTGAGGATAAGGAAACGGTCGAAACGAAGGTTTCGGAGGTACTCGAATGGTTAGATACGAACCAATCTGCAGAAACCGAGGAGTTTGAGGCTAAACAAAAAGAACTTACGGACGTGTGCACACCAATCATCGCAAAGATGTACGCCGAAGAAAAGAAAGAAGAAGGTGGTGAACCGGAACCCGCATCAACCTCTGGACCGACTATTGAAGAAGTAGATTAAAGAATTAGATGTTGTAGTATATATAATATGATCAGTTTACAAAAAGCAAATTTTGTTACATTTAAGAAACCAAATTTACGTAAGACTACTAAAACATTCGCGAAGTATACCAAATACGACGACGTAAAACAATACGAGGAAAATGTTTTATCAGTATTCAAAAATGCGGAGTCTATTGAAAAGATTAATGGTCGCGTGGCGCAAGTCGGGTGGTCTCTCGCGGTATATTATGAATTAACGAAACAAGAATCACTTTGGAATCAAGTTTTCAATACGAGAACGTTTACACTTAGTGATGGTGTGACCGATACGGTTACGTACCCATCGGGAGGTTTTTTTATTATTCCACTTTTATCGATTTTGATTTTATCGGCATCTCTTGCACCAAAGGTTAACGGTGGTGATGACGAACAAGAATATGGTCCGTTTACGAAACGTGCCGAACTTATTAATGGTAGAGGGGCTATGGTTGGATTATTGGCATTAAGTATTGTCGAACATTTAAATGGTGGAATCGCGTTATTTTAATCACCTAAGTAGTATAAAGAATATGTCACATGCAAAAGTAACACAATGAACTACATTGCATGGGATACGGAGACCACTGGTCTTCCAATGGGTTACAAAAAAGCAACACAAGAAAATACACATTTATTCGATAGGTGTCGTATGCTTACACTCGCTTTCGTAAAATATTCATCTAAAGGACGTGAATTGAGTTCATATCACGGACTTGTTTATCCGGATACATTTAATGTACCACAAGAGTCTACTAATGTTCACGGTATTACACACGAACACGCAATACACAAAGGACAACCTTTCGGATACGTGTACGCAGCTTTTAAAGAAGCTGTTTCGAATACGTCTATACTCGTGGCACATAATAGTTCGTTTGATGAAAACTGTTTCTTTTCGGAGTGTTATCGAAGGGGGTTCGATACAGAACCATTTAAACACGTACATTTTGTGGATACACTTAAAATGGCACGCTCCGTTTTACCTGGATTATATAATCATAAACTTTTGACCGTGTATAAACACTATTTCGGTAAAGAGTTTGATGCACACGACGCTTTGAACGACAGTAGAGCGTGTGGTACAATATACCCCCTTCTTCGTGATAATGAATTTAAACTGAAAGATGTTGGTATTGAAAAGGTAACACTCAAAGCGAGTGATATTGCCTCGATCATCGGTATGAATCCATACAAGAAACCAAAAGAGGTTCTCGACAATTTATGGTCGAAATACGCACCCGAAACGTTTGAAGGTAAAACAAGGGAACAGGAAGCCCTGGATACAATTCAGAAGTGTAGTGCATCAAGACTTTTGTTTAAAGATACAGAAACGTACAAATCAATGAACAGTTCGGACATCGAAAGAAAGTTTAACGCGGTCTCAAATCAATTACATATGAAATCAAACCTTTCTAAACCAGATATAAAACTGGTCGAAGAACACTTTCGTAAAACATTGTTTACAAATCACGGTACGAGACATGAAGAAACCACAGCTTTAAATTACGATGATTTAAAAGAAGACGAAACCTTTTATAAATACGAAGTGTGTTCGATTGAAGGAACAACTTACCGAATTTGTGGACGGATAGATCGTATCAGGGACGATAAAACTATTATTGAAATTAAGAACAGGACGAGGGGTCTATTCAATAGTGTTAGATTGTACGAAGAAATTCAGTGTCAAGTCTATATGGAAATGTTAGATCTTGATAAATGCGAACTTATCGAACAGTATAATGATAAACGTAAAACGTATTTGATTCATAGAGATCAAATGAAATGGAAGTCGGAAATTTTACCAGCACTTAAGAATTTCTGTGCTTATTTCCATTCAGAAATATCTAAATAGAATGTAATTATTATGAAACATACACTTTTATCACTTGCAACTTTATCTCTTACATCACTTGTCGGCGCCGGTGTCGGTGTCGGTTCGTGGTTAGCTCTATCAGAATACGAAACTAAAATGTTACGTAATACTAAATGTCAAACGTCAGAGTCTACGAAACCTGTTACAAAAGAGACCCAGCGAGAATGACCCTAAACATAGGAGACAAAACACTCAGGGAAATGTTAATTGAAGATTATAACTTGAAACGTCTTAAAGGTAATGTATACATACCTAAGGCACCACGAAACGATAAGATTATGGCCGTAAAGTTCTTTAACAAGAACAAGAAGCTTGCTAATATCCAGCAGGAGGCAAATAAATTTAAACATAGTCAAAGTGTTATTAATACAAATTCGAAGGGTCGCGCAATCGTTTATAAAAATCGAAAGTAATAGTATGTTGAGAATATCACTCTCATCCCCCGTTTTGAACCGAATGCCTGTAAGGACTAAATCTTCTAAAAAAGATGACATTCAGAATATAGAAAAGCGTATAGATAGAATAAGTTCACATTGTATGTACTCAGAAGGTAGAGAACAGAGAGCTTACTATAAGATCTTAGAAGAACTTGAAAAGGAGAAATCTAGTATGAAGGAAAAAAAACGGGGTAAATAGTATACATAATGTTTACGATATCAAGACCACGATTAATAGTTAGGTGTAGCGAGAGTGATAATAAAAAGAAGAAGGAACCCAAGAAGAATCCTTTTAACATGAAAGGTTTTTTAACTAAAATATTTGCACCAGATGGTGAAGTCGATTACGAACACTTTAATAAAAATTCAAAATACGCTATTCGTATTAAAGAAAAAGAGGAAAAGGATGATAAATAAACAATATTTCTATTGAAAACCAACTCAATAAAAATATCATAGAATAGTAGAAAACATGTCGCCGTCGCCCATGAACATCAATAAAAAAAATAATAAAAAAAATGCAGCATCACCCATGAATATTAATAGACCACCCTTACCTAGATTACAAACCCGACCAACGAGATCAAAACCAAATAGTGAAACCGATTTAATTATAAAAGTTAAACTTCCACTGAAAACTGTACAACAACTCAGACGTATTATGTATGACACCGATAAGAAAAGATATGAATATATGGGTACAATTGATATGACTCGTTCGAATAACGGTGATATAGTTTTTGACCCTCCTTCACGTCAAACAAGTGGTAATCGTGGTACAATTGTTGGTAATTATAGTAAAATTGATGATGCGTATGTGTCATATCATAGTCACCCAGGCCTCGAGGGACATGTTACGCTTCCAAGTATAATGGATATGAAACGGTATATGGAATATTATCCACGTATGCAAGTTAATATAATTCTAGATCGTCATGGGTATTATGTTATAGACTTTATAGAAACACGTAAAGGTGATCGTCCTAATAAGAGATACGTTCTACAAGAATTTCTGAAAACTGTACGTAAACCTGTATTTGGAAATATTGAAATCGAGTACGAAGGTGCGGGATATTATAATTCAAATATAACGAATTGGAAAAAAATTATAAAAGAGGAGTTTAGTAATACAAAGGGTATTTCAATAAAGTATTATGGGTATAACGAATTGGCTACGATAACTTTAGTGAATAAGGATTTATTTCCTATACATAATAACAGGCGACGGTAAAAAAATATAGATGTAATATATACAACATGAAAACTAATAACTGGATGCTCGCATTTGCAACGGTAATTTCATTACTCATTTTAATGAAAGTTACCGAAAAAGAACCTAAATCTAAAAAATCGTGTGGATGTGGTAAATAAAACTTTTTTTTATTTTATACAAACTCCTTCATCGACTTTGTTCAATATTTTTAAAAATAATATCTCGTGATATATAAAATGATACATGTATTAGCTATCATTCTATTTATCATATTTTTGATTTATAGTATAAGACCCAATAAGAGTGAAGAGTATACAATCGATGGTCTTAAAGTTTCGTGGTCGAATCAAGCGAATATCGAAGGGATTGTTACGAAATGGATCTTTACCCTGAAAGATTCATCAGAAAGTGTAATTCATATATATGAAAATAATGATGCGAATAATCTTAAAGACTTTACGGATGTGAACATGAATATAATAAACAACAAGGAGTTTGATGTGGGTATTATCGGTGACAATACACTCGAAATGTATTATAACGAAACTAAAGAAAGTAATAAATTACATACAAAAACCGTGAAGTTTACACAAGACGACTTTGGGTATATTATAAATACGAGTAATCTTGAAGAAATTGATATACCTAAACCTGAAGCGATGGATTTGACGGGTGGATTTAAATGGTACTATTACAATGGTTCGTACTTTTCGGGTATAAATTCATTTAGTGGTAAAACTCCGACGAAACAAGGTGAGAATATTACCGATTTTAGTAGTAAACATAAGGCGACGAGTGGACATTTACGAAACGATGGTAATGAAGATAACTATGCCGTTAAGTGGGAAGGTTTTTTCGTACCTAAAAATACGGGTAGTCATAAATTCTGGACAGAATCCGATGATATGAGTTATTTAACTATAAATAATGTAGTGGTTGTTGATAACGGTGGTTTACATGGTATGGTAAAAAAAAGTGGTTCAATCAATTTAAATGCAGGTCAAAAATACCCTATTAAAATATACTTTAGTGAAAAAGGTGGTGGTGATGAACTAAAAGTGTGGTTTCAGGGACCAGGTATGAGTTCAGCCATACACAATTTTTCTGGGTATATGCTAAAATAATAGATATTCAAAAAAAATATATACCACTAATAAAAGAAACCCCGAGATGGCAAAAACAGTTGCTATACTCGGACTATTTGTTTTATTAGTTGTAATCATTGTCGGTATATCTTTGGCCGTTTACTTTGGTACTAAAAAAACTCAGACGACAAATGAACTCCCCGAAGATCTCGGTCCACAAATCGAAGTTTCTAGTTTATCAGCAAAATATAACCCAAATCCAGAAGAAAGTGTTGAAGGGTATGCGGCTGAAGGTGATATAAACTATACGGCATTGTCTAAAAGCGTTGATATGACGATTAAATGGTTTAACTTATCTGGTTTCACGAACATAACCGAACTCGTCATTAAACGCTATATAGGTGATAGTGTTAAAACCACCAAAACGTTAAAAAAATCTAATACCAGTGAATCTAAATATTTTAAATCTTTTTCAGGATTACTTATATATACCTTTGAAGGTAAAGATGTGAATTATAGTGCTGTTGGTATGAATAAAATTAAGATTTTTTATAAAAATGCGAGTAATCAAGAAGTTGAGTTAACGCCAACTAATTTGAGTGGAGTTCAAATAAATAAAGAAGATCTCACACAAACTAAGGAATTACTTGCTCCAATTGACGTTGTATATCAACCTTCCGCAGGTGGTGAAATTACTGTTAGTCCCGATATAACCAGAAAAGGCTACTTTATGTACCCGGGTGGTTCTAACCTGTCTATTCAAGAATACGTAGAAGAGGGTACACCCCATGCTAAGGTATACTTGGTTCCTTCAGGAACTAAAAACACGACTGTTAAAATTAAATTAGAGAATAATAATTTCATAAAATATACCGCTAAAACTACTACTACTGCTGCTGCTTTTTCCTTTAATCAAACCACGGGTACTGAATTTACATTAGTGAAAGGTGAAACTGATGGTACAATTCGTTTGAAAATTGGAGATACTTTTGCCGCTGTTAAAGATGGTAAATTGGTAATGTTAAAAATGAGTGATATAACAACGGTAGCGTTATACAACACACTCGATATTACTTTTACAGAAACAGCAGCACAAAAACAGGATTGTGTTTTTTCATGGGATTACGGTGAAATAAATAAAAGCACAGGTAAACAAATAAAAACGTATAACGTAATCACAAAAGCCGCTGCAGGTGGTACTGCATGTTTATATAACGACGGTAAAAAGATTACGGAAGATGTTAAGGTTAACTGTGAAGGTGGTTGGAATGATTACTGGTGCTTGTTCCAAATCGTGTGGTCCTGGAACAAAGACGCGAACATGGAACGCAACCGTTACCCCAAAAAATAATGGTACAGCGTGCCCCAGCGCACAGACAGTATCTTGTAATTTAAAAAGTTGTAAAACGTGTCAACCTAACGATTATGAGAAAGGGTATTTGGATTTATATAATTTAGACAATAGCTATTCTTCTTGTCCAAGTATAACTAACGAAACGGATTGTATAAATAAAAAAAATGATTGGACTGGGTGGTCCGGACCGAAAAAGGTATGTGAATGGAAATAATATAAAACTCGAAACAAAAAACTTTTTTTTATTTTATACAAAGTCCCTCGAGGAGATAGTTCAATATTTTTAAAAATATTTTTTTATGATTATTCAATAATGATAAATAATTTATACTTTACTTTATTTTATTTATAAAAGAGTTTGAATCTATTATGGTTTGCATTTCTTTTCTTTCTAATACACCCGCAACACACAATTCTTGCCACTGATGTAAAGAAATCTTGGATTTCAGCAATTCCTGTATTGATTTCTCATTTTTGTATAAGATTCTATCATTAAGTTTTTCATCAGCTGCACGCATCAAATATAATGTCATTGACATGATATCAGCTTCGGTGAATGTACCTTCACTACTATCACTATCTGTTTCAGATTTTTCCAAAAAGTTTTTGGAGAAACACATTCTAACGAGCTTTCTAAGTTCTTCGAAGTCTAAATCACCTTCACCACTTTCATCGGCTTCTTTGAATACCTTTGATGCTACACACGCTTGAGCGGCATATTGTGCAGCTTCCTTAGCAACGTCAAACTCTTCTTGTATAATACTTTTGTATATCGGTGACTTTTCTTTCATCAAGTATTTAGCAACAAAACCAACAACTGATGAAGCAACACCCAAAAGAACCAAACCTGATGTTAATTGGAGTAAAACAAACACGTAATTGACTTCACCTACTAATCCACTTTGTTGGATATCAATTAAAACACCGTACCTGTAGAAGTCTGTATATATACCATTTGGTTGACCCGTTGTTAAATTAACAGGGTTGTTTATATCAAACATTGTGACGTTTGGTAACTGTTCGTAGTATATTTCATTACCTTTTGAAAACCACCCCAATTTTGGTTCAACGTTAACTATGGCATATATATCCTTTTTACCGATATTTGTCTTATCCGCATGTAATTCATAATTATGATATTTAATCTTGATATTTAATCTTACACCACTTGTTCTTACGTATGGGTAATTATCAATATCTTGTCCAGCCCCATTAAACCCTGATACCTGTGTTTCAACACCTTCGGATACTTGTTCATTTAATGGTTTATCGAGATCAATACCCGCTATATCTAACCATTCAGACATTTTTAAACGTATGGAACTACCTTCTTCGAACGTATACAAATTTTCATCTGAACCTGGTTTTCTGATATACGTGACTGGCTTTGGACCAGACTCTACAGAAGAGTCATAATAGTGATTGAAGGCAAAAATACTATCCTCTATACCCGTGGACAGGAAGTTATCTGACATAGAGTGTATACATTGACCCATTTCTTCTACATATTCTTTTATACCATTGGGATCTTTTAGACACCCAGTTTCTGGTGTGGTATATCTCTGTTTGAGTGTCTGTGCGATATGTGTGGTGAAAAACATGACGTTACCAGTTGGTAACTTTGAAATCAATTCTTCTGCTGCAGAATATACACAGATAGGTACTTTGTAATACCAATCTGCGGAATAGTTAAATGCGTACGAACCAAGGTTATTACAAAAAGATTGTTCTCCATTGTATATACTTACCTGTTTATCGGTATATTCCGTGCCACCTAAACCCCATGAGCTCACGACACCCGTTGGTACTTCGCTTTCGATATATGTTTTTTGGTCAAATAAAGAATATATGACCCATGATACAACACACAATTGTAGGAACATATTCATTACCGCAAGTTTCCAGTCTCGTAAAACTGTAACTTTTTCTGTTCTGTATGTCATTGACATAACATTTCTCCTGATCCATTTAACAATTGGATTAAGATTATCTTTCATTTTATTATACACTAAGTTTATTTTCAATGATATTACGACTTTGCCTAGGTATGGCCGCGAACCTCTATAGTTTTGGTTAGGTTTCGTGTATTCATGGTATATTTAATCAATTTAACAAAGTATACCTAAAACATAGAGGATATGGTCCAATATAATAGTTGGTTTGAAACTCTCGTACATCCTCTATCCAATCAAATTGCTTAATTCGCCTGTCGCGTGAAATCCCAGGCCAATTAATTTCTTAGCTATATATTGAGAGCGAGAAATAGGGCATAATAACCCCAAATTATATAGATTTTTCAGGGCTAATTCTGGCCCTAAAATAAACCCATTTTTTGTCCTGATTACATCAGGAC